AAGGAAAAGCGGTATGAATATTTTATATGTAGATTTAACTAGCATGAATATTTCAGAAGCAGTCTCGCTATATGAGCAACTCTCTTATAAACTAGATGGTGATTTAATTATGCTACCGATGAATACTAGACTACTTTATGATGTAAAGCTAGAAGATTTATATGACTTGAAAGCTAAAGTAGATGCGGTAATTAAGGAGAAGGAAAATGGAGCTAACACGTAAACAAGAGGAAGGATTGAGAATCGCAGTAGAGCGATATCACCAGAATGAACCTTATACCGTGATTTCAGGCTACGCTGGAACAGGTAAATCAACTCTTATTAAGTTCATTATTTCTGCTCTAGATGTCAACCCAGAACGAGTAGCCTATATTGCTTATACCGGCAAAGCCGCACAAGTATTAAGAAATAAAGGTTATCCAACTGCGATGACTGCACATCGACTACTCTACAAATCCTTACCGCGAGCTGATGGCACTTTCATTCATATTCCGAGAGAATCGCTTAACTCTGATTGTGATATTGTCGTCGTAGATGAGGTATCTATGCTACCAAAACAGATGTGGGAGCTATTGCTATCGCATAATGTTTATGTAATTGCTTGCGGCGACCCAGGTCAGTTACCTCCTATTGGCGAGGAGAATGGTATCCTCGATCATCCGCATATCTTCCTTGACGAAATTATGCGCCAGGCCGCAGAAAGCGAAATTATCCGCCTGTCCGCAGATATTCGCGCAGGTAAGATTATTAAACCTTACAAGGGTTCAGAAATCAACGTCGTTCGACAGAGAGATCTTTGCGATGGTATGTTCACATGGGCTGATCAAATTCTTTGTGGTAAGAATATTACTCGTCATACTATGAATAATTATTACCGCAATATGCGATATGGCGAAGATATTCCTGCTCCTATTGTTGGAGATAAAGTTATTTGTCTCAAGAATAACTGGGATAAGATTACTGCCACAGGTGATGCTCTTGTTAATGGAACCATCGGTACGATCGGAGAGATTGCTACTTACCCTAATCCATGGCTTAATCCCATGTGTATCATTGATTTTGCGCCAGAGACTATTGATGAAACAGATCCTCGTGATCAGGTATTCCATGAACTCTTGATGGACTATAAACTTATCACCACAAAAGAAGCAACTGTAAACAAGGAAAACTTCCGAATGTTTCCTAAGCAGTTGCGACCAGAGCAATTTGATTATGGTTACTGCATTACCGTTCATAAGAGTCAAGGTAGTGAGTATGATAAAGTATTAGTGCTTGAAGAGGTGCTTAAAAGAGCAGACCATGCAAGATGGCTATACACGGCTGTGACAAGGGCTTCGCAGAAATTAACCTTGGTACTAAAAGATTGATAACTTGCTTTTTGTATTTAATTATGCTATAATATTTATATAAAAGATAAAGGAGACAGTTTATGAGTTATTTCAACAATCATGCTCATACAGAATACAGCAATCTCCGTCTTCTCGACTGTATAAATCATCCGGAAGAGTTGATTGACAAAGCTATCGAGCTTGGATTGACAGGAATCGCAATCACAGACCACGAGTCGTTGAGTGCCCATATGAGAGTCAACAAGTATGCAAAAAAGCTTCAGGAAACTCATCCTGAGTTTACCGTGGCATTGGGCAACGAAATTTATCTGACCGATACGCGAGAAATGGGCCAGAAGTATTATCACTTTATTCTTCTCGCAAAGAATGAACATGGCTATAGAGGTCTGAAAGAATTATCCTCTATTGCATGGACGAACGGTTATTATGACCGTCGAATGGAAAGAGTGCCTCTCCTCAAATCTGAACTCAAAGAGGTTATGCAGAGATTTAAGGGAGATATTATTGGCACAACCGCTTGTATCGGTGGAGAATTGGGACAATCCATTCTAAATCTTGATGCTTGCGAAAAAGCTAACGATGAAAATAATGCGCGTCGTTACCATGAGCAGATTATCGACTTTATGGAGTTCGGTATTGATGTCTTTGGTAAAGATGATTTTTATATAGAATGTGCGCCAGCAAACAATCAAGAGCAGATTATTGCAAACAAGAGAATGCTTAGCATCGCTAAAGCATTTGATGTAAAGATGTGTGTTGGCACAGATGCTCACTATCTCACTAAGGAAGATAGATATGTGCATAAATCATATCTTAATTCCAAAGATGGAGAAAGAGAAGTTGATTCATTTTATGAGTTTACTTATCTTATGTCTGAGCAAGAGGCAACAGATTTACTTTTGTCTAGCTACGACTTAAATACAATTTATTGGATCTACGACAATTCCAATGAAATCAAGGATAAGATTGAGTTTTACTCTCTTGAGAAGCATCAGTCTATTCCAGAAGTAGAAGTAACTCATTATGATAAATATGATTGGTCACGAGTTCCAGAAGATATGATGGATACTTTCCGTGACGACTATAAGGTACTCACTTCTTTGATTGAATCCGATAATGAGCAAGAGAAATATTGGATTCAAGAGTGTATCATTGCGATGCAAGAGAAAGGTCTTATCCACAAGAAAGAGTATTGGGAAAGACTTGAAGAAGAAGCAAGAGTAAAGAGAGTTATCGGTGAAAAATTGCAAACTTGTATGTTTGCATATCCTAATACATTGAAACACTATGTAGATTTGTTCTGGGATTGCGGCAGTACAGTTGGCGCAGGTCGTGGTTCTGCGTGCGCAGCTTTGAATCATTATCTCCTTGGTATTACTCAGCTTGACCCTATCGAATGGGATTTACCATTCTGGCGTTATATTAATGATGAACGTGTTGAGTTAGGTGATATCGATCTTGACTTAGCACCGTCTAAAATTCAGAAGATTTTCGCCGAAATCCGCAAGGAAAGAGGAGAACTTGGTCTTATTCAGGTTTGCACTTTCGGCACAGAAGGTACGAAATCTGCAATCTTGACTGCGTGTAGAGGTTATCGTTCTGAGGAGTATCCAGATGGTATTGATGTTGATGAAGCACAGTATCTGAGTTCTTTGATTCCTCAAGAGCGTGGTTTCTTGTGGCCTATTGAAGATGTTGTCAATGGCAATCAAGAGAAAGGCAGAAAGCCTGTTAAAGCATTTGTAACTGCGGTTTCGCAGTATGATGGACTCTTAGACATCATTGTTCGTATTCAAGGTATGGTGAATAAGAGAAGTAGCCACGCATCTGGTGTTATTCTCTTTGATGAAAATATCTATGATTCTGCCGCAGTCATGCGTACCCCAAAGGGCGCATTGATTACCCAGTGGGATCTACATGACCAGGAAGCCGCAGGCTCTGTGAAATATGACTTCCTGTTAACAAGCGTACAGGATATTATCATTCAGACTATTGAGCTTCTTCAAGCTGATGGAGTTATTGAGAAAGACTTAACTCTTAGAGAGGTTTATAATAAATATCTACATCCATCTGTTCTTCCGCAGGATGATGAAGCTATGTGGACTGCTCTGGCAAATGGTGATGTAATTGGTTGCTTCCAGTTCGATAGTGCAGTTGGTGCACAAGCGGCCAAGAAAATCCGTCCGCATAATCCTCTCGAAATGGCGGACGCAAATGGTCTAATGCGTCTTATGGCTTCTGAGCCGGGCGCAGAAACTCCGATGGAAAAGTATGTCAGATATAAGAATAATATTTCTTTGTGGTATCAAGAGATGGATAATAATGGTCTGACGAAACAAGAACAGAAGACTTTGGAGCCTTATTTCTTATCTTCTTATGGTGTACCTCCTTCTCAGGAGCAGTTAATGAAGATGCTGCGGGACCCCGATATTTGCAACTTTAGTCTGGCTGAAGCAAACGCCGCAAGAAAGATTGTTGGTAAGAAACAGATGAATAAGATTCCAGAACTTCACCAAAAGGTTTTGGATACTGCAAAGTCAGAGACATTGGGTAAATATGTCTGGAAGTTTGGCCTCGGCCCGCAGATGGGTTATTCATTCTCTGTAATCCATGCTCTTGCTTATAGCTTTGTTGGTATGCAAACTCTTTATCTCGCCACTCATTTCAATCCTGTGTATTGGAATACTGCGTACCTAATCGTTAATAGCGGTGCTATTGATGAAGATGAAGGCGAGCAATCTGACTATACAAAGTTAGCAAAGGCTATTGGTGAAATTCGTAACAAGGGTATTAAGGTATCTCTTGTTGATATTAACCATTCTGCACTTGGATTTAAGCCCGACGCAGAGAACAATCAAATCTTGTTTGGTCTAAAGGGTTTAACTAATGTCAACAATGATTTGATTAAAGAGATTATTGCAAATCGTCCATATGTATCTATGGTTGATTTTTATTATAGAGTAACGCCTAATAAGCAAGCTATGATTGCTCTTATTAAGGGCGGTGCTTTTGATCAGTTCTGCGATCGTAAAGAAGCTATGGTACAATATTTGTGGATGACTTGCGATAGAAAGAAGCGTTTAACTCTACAGAATATGCCAGGTCTTATCCGCTATGGTCTTTTACCCGAAAATACAGAAGAACAAGTTCTTGCGCGTCGAATCTATGAGTTCAATCGGTATCTAAAAGCAGAATGTAAGTACGATGGGACATATTATAAGTTGGATGAACGAGCGGTTGACTTCATCTATGAACTTAGTACGCAGGTAGGCGGAATTGAAGAAGGTATCATTAACGAGAATGATATATTCTTATTCAATGTTAAAGATTGGGATAACTTCTATCAGAAGGAAATGGATATATTTAGAGATTGGATTAAAGAGAATAAAGATAGTATTCTTGATGAACTGAATACTCGAATCTTCATGCAAGATTGGGAAAAATATGCTAAAGGAAATATCTCCTCTTGGGAAATGGAAGTCCTGTGCTTTTATTACCATGACCATGAATTGAGCGATGTAAATACTCAGAAGTATGGTTTAGTAGACTTCTTCTCTCTACCTGAAGAGCCAATTATTGAAAAGACTTTCAAGAAAGGCGCATCTATTATTCCAATCTATAAGCTCAATAGAATTTGCGGAACTTGTATTGCAAAAAATAAGACTAAGAGCGTTGTATATCTACTCACAACAACAGGTGTAGTATCTGTTAAGTTCAGACAGGAGTATTTCGCTTTGTTCGATAAGCAGACCTTCCGCAAGAATAGTGATGGAACTAAAACCGTCATTGAAAAGTCTTGGTTCAACCGTGGCAATATGATTATGGTGCAAGGTATCCGCAGAGGCGATGAATTTGTAACTAAGAAGTATGCAAGTTCTAATGGTCACCAACTGTATCATATTGATGAAGTGACTGCTGATGGTTCTCTTGTTTTAAGAAGCGAGAGAGCAACTGGGGAAGAAGAAGAAGATGAATAAAGTCAAAGTCATCGCTTTGTTTGGTAAAGCCGGGAGCGGGAAGGATACAATCCTTCGCGCTCTCGTTAAAGTAGATCCTGATAAATTTAATGAGATTGTGAGCTGTACTACTCGTCCTCCTCGCGAAGGAGAACAAGAGGGAGTAAACTATCACTTCTTGACAATTGATCAATTCACAGAGAAAGTCCTTAATGGCGATATGCTAGAAGCAACTGAATTTAATGACTGGCATTATGGGACTGCTTTATCTAGTTTATCAAAAGATAAAATCAATGTGGGCGTCTTTAACCCTCAAGGTATTAGATGCCTTATGGAAGATAAACTCGTAGACTTAACTGCCTATTATGTGCGGACTAGCGATAAAGAACGTCTAATCAGGCAGTTGAATAGAGAAGAGGATCCTGATATTAAGGAGATTATTAGACGATTCTCGACAGATGAACAAGATTTTGAAGATTTAGAGGATATTGATTATCAAGTAATTAAAAATCAAGATGCAGGCGATTTACTTCGTGCTGTCGATCTTATAACTGGGCAATTTTGTTAAATTTGCTTATCAAAAACACCAGATATAGTATCCGTTCATAAAAATAATACAAGGGAGTGTTTTGATTGTTACAAGTGAAAAAGAGAAATGGTATCCTTGTACCATTTGATAAGCAAAGAATTGTTAATGCCATCAATAAGGCTTTTATCGAGGTTGATGGTACTTTATATGAAGAAGATACAGCGAATGATATCGCTGATGAAATTAAGTATAGTGTAAAGACCGCAGAAGATATTATCTCTGTTGAGGAAATTCAAGACATGGTAGAAGATTTCCTCATGCGGTCTGAGCGCAAGGACGTGGCTAAAACCTACATTCGTTATCGCTATAAGCGAGAAGTTGCGCGCTCCGGCAGAGACGATTTTATTAGGGCTTTCTCTGAGAAGATTAACGGCACAGCCATTGAGAATTAGAACGCTAATGTCGATGAAATGTCATTCGGGGGTCGAGTTGGCGCAGGTTCTGACTTGCAAATGAAGAGATACGCTCTAGATTACTGCGTCTCTGATATGGCTCGCCACAATCACGAGAACAATGAAATTTATATCCATGATCTATCTGCATATGCAGTTGGTATGCACAACTGTCTTTCTATTCCTTTTGATGATCTACTTGCAAAAGGCTTCAATACTAGACAGACTGACGTGCGGCCCGCAGGTTCTGTGAATACTGCTTTCCAATTAGTTGCTGTTATTTTCCAGCTTCAATCCTTACAGCAGTTTGGTGGAGTAAGTGCTACTCATCTTGACTGGACTATGGTTCCTTATGTAAGAAAAAGTTTTAGAAAACACTATATTGAAGGTTTAAAGTATATTGAGAATATCTCCGATAAAGAGCTTTTTGACCATATCCCAGGTACTGCTGGAATTGAAGATAATGAATATATGATTTATAATAAAGCATATCAATATGCTCTTGATATGACTGTTAAAGAAGTGCATCAAGCGGTAGAGGGTATGTATCATAACCTCAATACTCTCCAGTCTCGCTCTGGTAATCAATTACCTTTTACTTCTATCAACTATGGTACTTGTACGTTGCCAGAAGGTAGGATGGTCACGAAAGCATTGCTTGATGTTTCTATTGAGGGACTTGGTAGATTACATAAGACTTCTATCTTCCCATGTGGTATCTTCCAGTGCATGAAAGGCGTCAATCAAAAGCCCGGTGATCCAAACTATGATCTGTTTAGACTGGCTCTAAGATCTACTGCAACTAGACTTTATCCCAACTATGCTAATGTTGATTGGTCTGGTAATGCGGGATATGACATCAATGACCCCAAGACCTATTTCTCTACTATGGGCTGCCGCACCGCAAATGGCTGGGATATCAACGGTATGGGTCAAACAAAAGATGGTCGTGGTAATATTTGCCCCGTAACTATTATCATGCCTACTTTAGCTATGGAGTGTAAGATTAACTTTGATGCAGATGTAAAAGGCCATTATTCTTTTAATGATAGACAAATTTTAATTGACAGATTCCTTTATAAACTTGACCAGAAGATCCATGAAGCAAAAGATATGCTGATTGAACGCTTTGATTATATCTGCTCTCAACCCGCGGCATCCGCTAAATTCATGTATGAGAACGGCTTAATGGCAGGATATGATGGTAAGACTACTCGTAGTGCTCTTAAACATGGTACTCTTGCTGTTGGTCAGATCGGTCTAGCTGAGACTCTGCAAATCCTTATCGGTCAAGACCATACTACTCCAGAAGGTATGGAACTAGCGAAACGAATTGAACAGCTCTTCAAGGATAGATGTGCAGAGTTTAAAGAACAGTATAAGTTAAACTTTGGTGTATATTATACACCTGCTGAGAATCTTTGCTATACCGCTATGACAAAATTCAAAGAGAAGTATGGAGAGATTCCTAATGTGAGTGACAGAGATTACTTTACTAACTCTATTCATGTTCCAGTCTGGAAAGAAATGTCTCCGTTCGATAAGATTGATATTGAAAGCCAGTTAACTGGGTATTCTTCTGCTGGTTGCATCACTTATGTCGAACTTGATAGCGGTGTCAAAAATAACATTGATGCTTTGGAAACTCTAGTGCATTATGCTATGGAACATGACATTCCTTACTTTGCTATCAATGTTCCTAATGACACTTGTCTTGAATGTGGTTTCATGGACGAGTTTAATGACCACTGCCCTGTTTGCGGAAGCCATCATATCCAGCAGCTTAGACGAGTAACTGGTTATCTAACTGGTAACTATACGACTGCATTTAATGCAGGTAAAATTGCAGAAGCAAATGACAGAGTAAAACACGCTGGTCGATTGGAGGAATGACCTATTCGTTACGCAGGAATTATTTATAATGATTTTTCTTCAGCACCAGGTGTGTGCCTATCATTCTTTACTCAGGGGTGCCCCTTCCATTGTGAGGGGTGCCACAACCCTGAGACTTGGGATTTTGATGGCGGAAGAGAGTTTACGCAAGATACTTTACAGTCAATCATTAATGGATTAAAAGCTAACGGAATACATAGAAATCTATGTATCATGGGTGGAGAACCTTTGTGTCAAGAAAATTAGTTTCTTACCAGATTGGTTGTAACAACAGTAAAGAAAGAATTGCCAGATACTAAAATCTATATTTGGACAGGCAATAAATATGAGGAACTTCTTCATTCTTCTGATACCAATATGCGGGAAATCCTTAAGACTGCGGATGTCTTGATTGATGGCCCTTATATTCAAGCTGAGCGAGATATTACCTTGCCTATGCGCGGTAGCCGCAATCAGCGCATTATTAACTTACGCGAGGTTTACCATGAAAAAGCGTGAATTGATTAAAAAAGAAGTTGCCCTTATGAATGATAAGATTTAGGCTGGAGTAGAATCTAGTCTAAATCAAATCGTCCAACAAGTTATTGCATATAGTAATGCTCTAGAAGAATCAAAGACTTTACTAGATAAAACTCAACAATTATTCTACGATTCTCTCACTTAGACTTATAGCATTACTTCAAATGAATTAAAATAGATTTATTCTAGAACGAAAGATTTTGAAGTTAGCGATATATTATCTCTCACCTACAATAAAGACAATAAAACCTTAAACGAAAGAATTGCTGACCACTGGCATAAAGCAGCATCATATACAGATAAACAAGCAATGCGAATATATTTAATTGACAAATATGATAGATTGCTAAGAAATGAAACCTAGATTATTAAAAATACAGTCATGCAAAATAAAGTTGGCAAATTAAGTCAACTTGTTATAATCGAGAATAGTGGCGGAGACTGTGATGGTGGGTGCGCATAGTACGCAGGCGAATGGCCAGTAGATGAAGCAATTCTTCCGCCTTATCACCCCAATTGTTGCTGCCAAGCATATTATGATGATACGGATAATGAAGATGATATAAAGGACTTAGAACTAGAAAATGATGATATTGATTAATGCTATTTTTGGTGGCATGATGATTGCCATAGCTAGTTATATTTATCTTCAAGTCGGCGGAATAGTAGGAGCCTTTCTCTTTTCTATAGGACTTCTAACCATTCTTAATATGAACTTTAAACTATATACTGGCACAATAGGATTTATGCATCTGAATCCCGCAGATATGCAAAATATTACTACGATTCTTGCTGGTAATTTAATCGGAGTATGCTTACTCTTGTTCTTCCCGCACTCTGCGGCCATTCCTTTGGTCGCTACCAAACTAGCTCTTCCACTTGGATTAGTAATGATAAAAGCAATAGTATGTGGTATGTTTATGTATACGGCTGTCTCTTGCTTCCGTAATTCTGCCGCATATATGGTTCCATTATGTGTTGCGGGTTTTATCCTCTTTGACGGTGAACACTGTATTGCAGACCTATGTTATTTTATAGCTTCTGGTTCTTTCTGTTATGAAATGTTTCCTTTCTTTATAGTGGCACTTATTGGCAACTCTTTAGGAGCCATTCTAATTGACAGAACTAAAGTTTTATGATATTATAATAAAAGAAAAGGAGAATTGCTATGACATTATATGAAATGAACTAGATTGCTTATAACAAGCTTCCTAAGATGCCGAAGGCTGAAATCCGCAGGGCAACTGAAAAGCTTGAACAGTTTCTAACTAAGCATGACTCTAAATACTACATGATGTTAAATGTAGATGGTAGATACTACACTGTATATACCTATAATCAAGAGCATGATGTGAAGAAGATGGCTTTTGAAATGATTGATGTTGCTAAAACATTGGGCGTCTTAAAAGGCGTTGAAGTACAAGATGGCATGGTTGAATTTTGGATTCAGCAAGATAAAACTTGCTCCATGTATGCCATGTTTGACTATACACAAGGGGTGATTGAAGTATGAACGATGTATTAGTAGTTCATTATGATCCATTCTCTGCGGAATCCCGTGTTTATATCTGCCGAGATGATTCTCAGTAGCAGACAGTAATCGACTCCAATATCTCTGAGTTTGCGAAGAATATTGGTCTACTTGCGGATGCAACTAATATCTTTTCTGTAAAGATTGATGCTCCATCCCATATTGTGGAAGAAATTAGACAACAGTTAATTACAAGTAATTATACAAAGCAAAAAATTGAAGTGGAAGGTATTTAATGATGTATACTTTGAAAACAACGAATGTGTATCGCGTACCTACTGTCGAAGATGCTCTTCGTCTGCGGAAGTGGCTTGACAAGAATTGTATTGGCGAGCTAACTTCCTTTAAGTACGCTACTAAATATATTAAGGCAAAAGGCGAGATCATTGAAGAGTATCAGCTTGTGACTGCTACTATTACTATCGACAATGAGAAAGACCCTGAAGGGGTTATGCCTATCAGTATGGAGGATATGGATAATGGTTAAATTTGAAAAAGTTTCTCGCTTCGCGGATGTTGATCTACCCCTGCCGACTCGTGCAACCGCCAATTCCGCAGGTTATGATTTTGTAGTTGCAGAGGATATTGTGATTCCTCCCTATGATTTTCTAAGAACCAAGATTCAGGATGACTTATTTGAGAAAGAACGCCATGAAGACTTCTATGGTTTCATTGATCCCCTTTCTCTTGATGAAATGGCAGCTCTTACTAAGGAGCTTAAAGCCAAGATTCCTCTGGTATCTACTGGTATGAAGTGTCATCTTGAGCCTGGTCAGTATCTCGAACTGAGCGCCCGCAGTTCTACTCCTCTGAAACATTGGCTGATTATCGGCAACAGTATTGGTATTATCGACGCCGACTATTGCGATAATCCCGACAATGAGGGCGAAATCTTCTTCCAGATTATCAACCTTTCTCCTTTTGCTATTCAACTTAAACGTGGAGATAAGATCGGGCAAGGAATTATTCATACTTATGGAGTAACCGATGATGATGCTGCGACGGGCGAGCGCGTAGGCGGATTCGGTTCTACAAGTAAGTAATGAGTCGCTTGTTAGCCCTTGACCAAGCCTCGAAGGTTACGGGATGGGCTATCTTTGAAGATGGAGAGTTAAAGTCCTACGGCAAGATTTCTTTAGATGATCCAAATACTGATATTAGACTAGTTTAGTTGCGATAGAGTATTTAGACTTTAGTTGCAGATTATAATATCGACGAAGTAATCTTTGAAGATATTTAGCAATAGAACAATGTGGCCAATAACGTTTAGACCTTTAAGGTCTTGGCAGAGGTTTATGGAGTTGTTTCAGAGTTACTGCAAGAACTCTAGATTCCTCATTCAACAGTCCTCGCCGCATCTTGGAAATCTACTTTAGGCATTAAGGGTCGAACAAGAGCAGAATAGAAAAAGAATGCTCAACTCTATGTAGAATAGAATTATGGTATTCATGTTATCTAGGATATCGCGGATGCTGTATGCATTGGAACTCATCATATCGAGAAGAATAAATGTGCTTGGTAAGGATGCGGTCTAAATAAAATAATCCTCCTTTCTTAACTCTTAAATTTCTTGAGAGGTTTAAGGAAGGAGGATTTTATGTTTACTTTTATTGCTGAACATTTAGTTGAAATTTTTTTCGGCTTAGTCTCAGCGGGAGCTTTGGCTTTTTGTAAATACTTACATAGCTAGTTAAAGAATTACAAAAAATTACTTGAAGAGAATAAAGACACTGAGCTAGAAAAAACTATAGATTCTCGTATTGAACCGATTCAGAAAGAGATCGAAGAACTCCGAAAATATGTCATGGAAACTAAAGATATTGAGAAAAGTCATATGCAGCTAATTATTTCGTCTTATAAATTCCGTTTGATTTAGCTTTGTAAAGCTTATATTAAATAGGGTTATATGACACAAGAACAATATGACCAATTAAGTGAGTTTTATCAAATATATTCTGGATTAGGCGGAAATGGTCAAGCTAAAGAATATTACGAATTAGCATTGGAACTACCAATTAAACCCGAATAACAAAATAAAGGGGACTTGTCTTTAACTTGACAAGTCCCCTTTATTTGCTTTTAATCGTTGAAATATATCATTGGTTTTAGAAATTACTTCCTACCCATAAGTAGCTATTAGATCCGCTAATAGCTCTTCTTGTTCAACGGTTAAATCAGTTTCATAGCTGAACATAGCAGCATGAGTTATTTCGTGACATAACACTCTCTTCATTAAAGAAGAATTAAGATTCTCATTGATATAGATACATTTAGTATCATTATCACAAACACCAGAAGCTAATGATCCATCGCTCCTAGCAAGAGTAGAGGAAGTTGGAGATACTAGCAATATCCTCCAACTTACCCCGTTAATATTAAGCATTGAGATTTAACTGCGCGATCTTATTGGTCAGGCTAGTCATTTTCTTCTCTAGAACTTGACGTTCTTCTGGAGAAGCTCCATCAATCATTTCTACGATGTCCTCAGAGAGTTCCTGCATATACTTCTCTAATTCCTTAACCTTTTCTGTCTTATCCTTATGGAGTTGTTTAGATTCCATATACATACGACGAGTTACTGGACTGCGGCCTTCGCGAGAATCGCGAATATCAATCTCACGTCCGCGTTCAGGATAATAAGGATAGCTCTCCCAGTCTTCATCGCGATCGCGCTTTTTCCATGGATAACGGCCGTCTGGACCTTCATAATACATTCTTCCATATACTCTATCCATATCTCTATGGCGATGGCTCAGTTCTTTAGGTTCGTCCTCTTCGGCTTCTTCCATTGCTTTGACGATAGAGCAGTAATATTTAGCCTGCTCAAGGTCTTTAATCATATCAATAGCCTGACCTAATTCCTCAGTATCTACCGTATCAAGATGACTTAACTGTGCCTGAACACAGCCCATCAAGACTTCTTCCATATGCTTTAGTTGTTCCATAAATTAAGCCACCCTTTCAACAATTAGATTAGCGTTTTGAACGCTTACTGGAATAGCAGAAATATTTCTTACGCTTACTTTTCCACAGCATCCACGTGGGATATCAATAAAGATAGCGCCAAAAATATTACCATAAGTGCTAACTGCGGTTGGCGTATAAATCATGGTAGTGGTATTGATAGGTTCACCATCAATAGCAATAGCTAATGAAATTGGTCCAGCAGTACCATCTGCGGGAACCGCAATATTACCTCCAAATGTCACGCGAAAACGCGCACGACACTGGCAATTAGTCAAACCTCTTAAAGTTACTTGACCGCTACCGCTACGATGAACGGTAGAAGAGTTGCCTGCGATAGCAACATTTGTGAATAAAACATCTTGATTAGCCGCGACTGTTTGCACAGCATTAGCGGTAATTTCCATAATACAAATCCTCCTTGTTTTTAATATAAGGGGAGATTACTCTCCCCTTATAGGTTAATTTAGGCAGTTAAACCGCAACCATAAGCTGCGGTCCCGCAGTTGCAGTATGGGTTTGCAACCACATAAGCGGGAACTGGTGCCTTAGTGCCGAGCTGGCTGACCAGATAATTGTTCTGAGCCTGCTGAGATGCAGCAAGGCGGAGAGCCTGGTTCTCATTCTGGAGATCAGAGATTTTCTCCTGGCAGAGATAATCAAGGATAGCACGAGTGCCAGCGTTCTGGCTGTCGATAATATCACGGGTGTGATTTGCCATAGAGGTCTGGATAGCGCAAGTGTTGGTTGCCATATTATAGTTAATATCAGCAAAACCACGTTCCATAGCGCGACCATTCTCGCAGCAGCAATCAGAAATCTCACGAGCAATACTATTCTGACCAATAGTATTATCATAACGAGCCTGATTGATAGCATTTTCAACCTGGCATACACCCTGTTGTGCGGCAAAGCGGTTAGCAACAATGTCAGAAGTTAAACCGTTAGCAAGCTGAGCGGTTTGATAGCCGAGAGAGCAAACTGCATTATTAACGCCAGCAAAGCCATTCAACATTCCAGTATTCATAGCATAGAGCCCGTCACAGAGACCCTGTTGTACGCCACGAACACTATTCTGGAGACCATTCATGTCGAAACCATAAGCGATTTCCTCACGAGTTGTAGTTCCCTGGAACGCAGGAGATCCAGCGCCTTGGCCGCCCATGCCGCGACCGAAACCATTACCCCACATACCACCGTTGAAACAGAAGAGGAAGAGGATAATAATCCACCACGCACCGTTGTCCCACATACCATCATTGCGGTTGTTACCACCAGTAGCAGCCGCAATATCAGCTAGACTATAGCCATTAGAATTATTGAACATAAAAATGTTCCTCCTTTAATAAGATGATTAAAGGCCAAGCATCTCTTTAAAGGCGGCAAATTCTTTGTCGAAATCTATTCCCTATTGTTTAGCTAAGTTACGAGCAATTTGCTCAATATCTGCGGATCGACCATTCTTGGCTAGATTTAAAAGATTCTGACCCATTGGGGTCTCACCCATCTAGCTTTCTAGCAGATTCATAGCGAGTTGCTAAGGATTCTGTCCACTCCTAAGCATTTGGATAAGTTGCATTGGGTTCATAATTCATGTCTCCTTAAAACTTAAATTTCTCAGTCTACTGCGGCTATGCCGATGCGGGCTGAGATTCTGGCTCCTTTCCTAACATAGCTTGTTTTAATTGCGCTAATGTAGTCTCAAACTCTTCTCTAGTAACATACTGAGGAGAGCTGACGACTGGCTCATTCTTTAGCTCATAAACATTAAGACTGGCTGTGCCATCCATGTTTATTTGCTTAGTATAAATACGTCTATTTGCTAAATCAGGAAAATAAAATACAGAGCCATCGAAATCAATGCTAATGGCACGGGCCTCTTCAATAGAAGATACAGGCCGACCTTTAATACCCATTTGCGGCTAGGTCTGATCCACATATTGAATACCTGGTCTTGGATACATAGGTTGCTGTGGATAGTATGGATAATTAGTTGCCAAAATTTTTTACCTCCTAAAAAATATTTCCTTTGACCTTTCATTAGTATATGAAAATCGTCTATGGACGATTTTACATTTTTGCCAAAAATTTTGCCAATTTTTTTGAAAAAAAATATAGGGAGCCTAATAGGCTCCCTTTTTCTTGTTATTTGCGCTTATTAACCTCAGCCTCAATTAACTGAGTGAGATAAGTATTCAAGTCACCTGTAGCCTCGGTAATATATTCCTTAGCATCGTCACTTAGAATAGTCATAATAGCGTTCATTGTGCGGTTAAATGCTTCCTTCTGAGCTGCTTCATCGAAGCTTCCAGATTTCTTCAAGCTATCTACATAGGTTTGATTGGTTGCAATAACGCAATCAACAACAGTCTGATAAATCATATTAGTGTACTTCTGAGCAGTCTCATTATCGGTCTTAGAGTTAATCTCATTGCGCTTAGCAGTCAAGTAGTCAACGAGATATTTAGTCAAAATACCGAGCAAAGGAATAACACATACCTGGATAATCTGAATCACAATTTCTGGCATAATAATTCCTCCTTATTGTATATAATATATCAAACAAAAGGAAGATTGATTATCTTTTTCTGTCCAAATCAAATCTCTCCTATAAGCGGAGCCGTAATGTAGATTCTGAGATTTCTGGACATTCTTTCGCGAGTCTAGTAATTGGTTCATTCTTGCGGAAACGCTGATATAGTTCCTCAAAATTCGAGGGAAGAGGTTTCCTTGGTCTACCGAACTAGACGCCATTAGACTTGGCGGCCGCAATTCCTTCAGCCTATCTTTGTTTAATATAGGTTCTCTCTTGTTCAGCCTAAAAGGATAATACCTATAAGACAAGATCAGAGATAAATGTACCCATAACGTCTTTACAATATGACGTGTCTAATAATGGCATATCTAATACTTTAATATCTACTTTCTTGGTCTTAGTAATTAAACCCCACTGTTCTAGAATCTCTGAGTAATTACGGCCTAATCTATCAATACTCTTAATAATAATCATATCATTTGGCTGAACTATACTCACTAAATCCTAGTAAGCTGGACGATTAAAGTCCTTACCTGATTGTTTATCGACGTAGATATTATCTTTATCTACGCCAGCTTCGGTTAATGCAATAATCTAGCGATCTAGATTCTGATCTCGTGAAGAAACTCTTGCATATCCATATAACACCTTTATCACCTCAATATATAATGAAAATTTGGCAAAGCTGATTTAACAACTTTGCCAAATTTTTTGGTAAAATTATTTAGTTACTCCAGACGCGACTAGAATCTTCTTCATGTTCTCCGCGAGATCAATAGGAAGGCAGTCCGCAGAATAAGTAATTGCATCTAATTCCGCGGTTGTGGTTGCTCGTCTTACTAGCATTAAAAGGTGATTACAAAGAGTGGTATTATATAATTTATGCGCGGTCGCGCTTTCCGCAATACTCTTGATTTCCCCTGCTGTAAACATACGACATAACTTCTTATCCGCATGGTAGGGATATCCCTTGGCTCCTTGTTCGATAGCGGATACAGCAGTCGTTAGGTTAATTTGATCGGTCTCTTCGAGGCTAAAATGCTCGGTGCCTTCGGTTGTCTCAACGTCCATACCGTTTGTAATAGCTTGATTACAGGCGGTAGATAGAGCTATTAGTTTGTTCTATTGATTTTTGGTAAAGTTTTTTGTTTCTCGCTCTGCGGCAATTTCTTCTTCAGATCTTTCGATTGGAGTAGTACCAACAAGTTTATATTGATAGATACCATCTTGCATAATGAGAGGTTTATCGAGATAGTGAGTCTACGCAAGATTGTACTTATCGCCATATCCTTCGTCGATAAGCGTCCAGCTAGTTAGATCAAGAGGAAGAGAATATTGACCTTCGATGCGAGTAATATGATTATTAGAGTCTATTAAGACATAGACTTTTGATTTAAGGTTTAAATTTTCCATAGTGTATCACCTCTTTTATAGATCTGCTGAAGCAGTGTAGTGAAAACTAACTTGTGTATTGTTTAAGGCATCATCTAATCCACTTAAATTAAGCTGTGTAAATCCGTCTGGCCCAACGAAAGGAATATCTATCGTTACAGATGAAATTGTATCGTCTGTGCCATGCGATATTTTGTTTGCTTCACGACTAGAACCAGAATAAATTGTTATAATTGGAATGGTTCGCATAACTACTGGAAATCTAGTGCCTTCACAATAATGTATCGTAGATCCATAAGAAGAACCTGTCGCCCAAACTTCTTTTTTCAATGAATTAGATTCTCCAATGGAATTATACATTGAAGAATAAAAATATCTCTAGCATCTTCTCAACTGCTCCCCAAAATCCGGGATTTCATTAAGAATCCAGTTACCAGAAGAGTCTTGATGAGCAAGGGTCTGCTCGTCTCCAAGTTCCAATTTGACAGCGATCACGTGTTCATCAGGATACCTAGATTCAGCACTTTTCCAAAAGCGAACAGTTGTTTTTCCATCATTAGTGGTGACAGATATATTACTAAATTCACCTGTACTCGTATTGAAAGGAACGGTACCAGTTACTGTATGGAGTTTTCTATCCGTAAGTGCAGATAGCGTACATACCATCCCACTTAACAGCGTCCCCTCTAAAAATTGGTCTATGAGACAATTTTGCTGTCCAGACTTCATCGTAATATATCCATTACTACTCCAGGCAATTGATGGAGTATTAAAACATTTCCACCTATCCAGCCCATACTGATAGCTACCCCAAATAGTATCTGATGCAATGTTTCTCTGGTTCACCGGATTTCCAAAATACCAGTTGTCGAGAAGGTTTGGATTACAAAGCTAGTCAGTGACGGCAAGTTCTTTCCAATCGCTAGCGATTAACTAGCCGTCATCTCCAGTAGATATTCCTCTAATTGCCGCTTTTGATTTCTAAAAAGCCATAGCTAGCTATCCGCCAGTTTCGCTAGTATTACCCATAATAGTGGCTACAACACCATAAGCATAATCTTCTTTTGGAATATCATCTGGTTTATCAAAACGATAAAAACCACCTTTATTAGCATCTTTAAGTGTTGAATTCTATCCTTGTACATAACCTAATCTAGCGAATTGTGCATATATTGTTTTTTTATCATAAGTACCAATTTGCTCAGCAGTCACTCCATGAGGATTGTTCTTATCCGCTATATGCTCATTCAACTCAACCTTAGTAACCAAGTTCTTCGAATCTTGACCTTGTAAAATACATTTTAAGCTCACTTAAATTCTCCTTTCATCTTCAAAAAAGTACACTTAACTGGGCTTTGGTCAATCATAGATAATTTTCTTAGCACATCCTTCATGTATATCTGAAAAGGTAAGATACCTACTTGAAGGGAAAAGGGTTTCTATACCTTTTTCCCAATTTTTTATTATCTAGTTTCTGGGAGTATTTTTCCCATAAAAAAGTGTACTTTTTCTCGGAAAATCTTTTGGCATTTTTAAAAGAGCTAGATACGAAGGAGGTTATAATCTTGCCTAAGTGTATTTTAGCTGAGCAAGGCGGAAAAGGTGGAGGAAGCGGCATCGTTCTTATGAAGATCGAAGTCACCACTAAGCCTACTAAGACCAGCTATCTTGCGGGCGACAGCTTCAATAGCGCCGGTATGGTCGTTACCGCATCTTATGGTACTGGGCAAGCGGTTCTAGCAACCGCAGAAGTTAGTGGATATTCTGTATCCCCTAGCGTCTTAACTGATGGTACTACTTCCGTAACCATCACTTACTCTGAGGGCGGAGAAACTTGCACTACGACTCTAGCAGTCACAGTCACGCATAGACTCTCCGCAATTACTGTAGCTACTAAACCCAATAAGTTGACTTATGAGTATGGAGATACTCTTGTTACCACGGGAATGGTAGTAACAGCTAGTTATTCCGATTCTCAAACTAAAACTGTAACTGGCTACTCTTGTTCTCCAACAACTTTTTCAACTATTGGAAATCAAGTAGTTACAGTTAGCTACACAGAAAATAGAGTTACTCAAACTACGACTTTTAATGTCACAGTCAATCGTAAGTCTGTAGCTAAACCTACGTGGAAGAGTAATCTTACATATACTGGAAGCGCGCAATCGATTAGTAGCGCCAGTTATTGGAATAACTACAACACTAGCTACATGACTATCGGTGGTACAACATCTGCAACTAATGCTGGCACTTATATTGCTACCTTTACACCAGGAAGCAATTATCGCTGGGCAGACGGAACGACCACCGCAGTCAATGTCAACTGGACAATCAATAAAGCAACAGGTAGTTTGAGCGTAAATCCAACAACAGTGACCATTAATGGTAATAATTATAGTTCCGGTGTAGCTGTTACTATTACTCGCGCAGGTGATGGTGCTATTAGCTATAGTCCTACTAGTATTTCTGGTTTAACTTTATCTCTTAATGGCAATACTCTTACTATTAAGGGTAATGGATCTACTCCAGTTTCTGCTACTACCATTACAATTAAAGTCGCCGCTGGTACTAACTATACTGCGCCTTCTAATAAGACAATTACTGTTAGCGCAGAATATTGGTCTTGGGGCACTGATGGTGGTACTGTTGATGCAGCATGGTTTGCCGGATTAAAGAACTATCTTGCTTCTCATACTGGCGCCTCTATTAAAACTAGTAATGGTGGTGCTATTCTTGGCACAACTAAATCTGTAACGCTTTCGAGCGCAGTTTTAGGTACTACTACTCACTTAATTAGAGTTATCGGCGTAGATCAAGATGCTAATAATACAGTTACGTTCCAGACTAAGAACTGCTTATCCCAGTATACCGCTTTCGGTAGTAACGCAGTTTGGATTGGTTCTACTGCTAGAAGTCTATGTCAAAACTATTATAACGCTTTTCCCGGTAAAGCCTCTATTAAGACTATTAAAAAAGGCACTTGTCCATCTACTAATAGTTCTCGTAATGGCGATGTAACTTATAATGATGAAACAGTATTCTTGCTTTCAGAAAGAGAATTTGGTCTTGATTCTTATTCTTCATTATCTGTTGCTAATAGCTCTACTAGTAAAGCAGAATGTACCCAAGGCAAAAACTTTGCGTATAGTTATTATACTAGCAATGCTACGCGTGTCATGTATTTAGGAGATACATCCACGAGCAGTTACGGTTATCCATGGGAACGCTCGCGCTACTACGACAACTCGAGCACCGTGTGCGGTGTCAACTACAACGGGATCGCGAGCAACTACATCTACAGCAACAGCGGTGGCCTCGCGCCGGCTTTCGTCATTGGTAATTAAAAACTTTCAAAAGTGGGACAGTATAGATTAAAATGTTAGCCAGTTTTCTCATATAAATAATGAGAAAGGAAGGCGTTAATTTTGTCTGTAAAAACAAAAGATCGACATAAATCCAAGCGTGAATGTCTCTAGAAATCACGCGAACTGGTAAATTACATTTTAGTTTTAACTCGTCCTAGAGAGTTTGACGAATCTGGAAAACAAATTAAAAAGCCTGGATTGCTTGGAGAGGGACAACCTTTCCAAGCGTTCGGGTTAGATATTATCAAATGCGGAAAGGGCATACATGCCGCCTGCTATCAAGCTAGTGAGATCTACTTGAATAGTTAGGAAACTTTAATTGCACGAAAGAAATATTGGAATTAGGCTATCGCTTATTGCGATAGTATCTTTCGTCAAATCGATCTCTGTATCTTCGAATACGCATAGACCAATCAGAAGAAACGGCGCTCTTTTGAGCATCTTGCTCGTTTAACAAAGGCTATGAAAGAAACTTTATAGGATAGAGTTAATCGAGATTATTTAATCTACGAGCATTCCTACTAGAAGCCAAAGAGTTATAGAAGAGGTCGGTAATGATTTTACAAGATGTCAAGTTCTGTATTTTTCGCTCGCGCAACTACAACAACTCGAACAACGTGTGCAATGTCAACAACAACGGGAACGCGAACAACAACAACTACAACAACAGCAATGGCCTCGCGCCGGATTAGATGGAGCTATCACGTTGCAAGTCAAGCTGCGAAGCAGCGCAGACGAGCAACACCTAGAATAGTACCCCAGAATATATTATTGTCCATCTGATTATGGTTTATTCTGGATGCATTGGTTCACTCTTGTGGACTAAGAAGGAGAAGGAATAGAACATATTATTAAATAGTATATTATAGGTAGATGCCTTTTCATCTAAGGAGAACTTGACTATTTCGTCTCTGCGACGGATAAATGAATACGATTACAGATGCGGAACTCGCGAAGTGACCGCTATTACTGTATGATAAGGAGAAAGAAGTTGAGTTAGTAGTAGACATCTTTCGAGCGTTTTTGTAGTTTTGACGCATTATATGATTCCTCTTATCGAGTTTGTCGAAATGTTCGATGGAAAGATAGTACAATCAATTTTGAAGAGAATAGAATTGAAACAATCTTACAAACAGAAGCTGATTTGCGAGCTTGTGAATACAAGTAGCTTGTGTTTAGTTGTTTCTCAATCATTGAACGAGGCAAGCCACGAGATATAAGAGCGTGTCATATCAACGACAGACTGGTACAAAATGCTCTATGTGAATAGAGCTTATTGCCAGAATTAACTCCTAAGTTTATTTATGATAACTGTGCAACACTTAAAAATAGAGGTATAGATTTTGCTTTAACAAGAGCAAAGAAACATTTATAGATGGCTCATAGAGAATACGGGTTAGAAAATGATTTCTTTGCTTTACGAATTGATATTCGTAAATACTTTGATTCTATCGACCATGAGGCTCTTAAAGAAATTGCTAAGCACGTTATTAAAGACCCTCAAATTTATGAATTATGCTCATACTTAATTGATACATTTTCTTTTAAACTAACAAAAGATAAACATCCAATACCGGGCAAATAGTATTATATTGCTAAAGGCAAAAAATATATACCTGCGGATATTCAGTCTTTCCGGCCGCATCACCAATATTATGAGTGTGAAGCTAAAAGTCTCGGATTAGGAAGTCAGACATCACAGTTGTTTGCATTGCTAGCTTTGAACGAAGTTGACCATTTCATTAAAGAAGAATTACATATTAAGTATTATGGACGCTACATGGATGATTCTTATCTTCTATGTAACGATAGCAAATACTTAGCAGAATGTAAAGCTAAGATAGAGAAGAAATTAAAAGATATAGGTCTTACTCTTAACTAGAAGAAAACTACTATCTCGCGCATTACCCCTATCGCACCTAAAGATAAGGTTCATGGCACTCCATTTAAGTATCTTAAATGGAATTTCTATCTAACTACTACAAATCATGTAATCTAGATACCTTTTAAGAAAAAGATTGTGCGTTAGCGCAGAAAATTGCGTAAAATGGCTGCTTTATGGCAACAAGGTAAAATTCCTACTGAAGAAATTCAGAAATCTTATCAAGGTTGGAGAGCACATATCGCTAAAGGATCTAGCTCCTATATTATCCAAGATATGGATAATTATTTTCGTTCACTATTCAAAGGAGTTGAAATAAAGTAATGTATGTATTATTAAATCGCGGGAATATTGTAGTTGATATTCTCGACAATCTTCGTTACATTAAACTGCAATCTTCTAATGGTATTGTCGTTGCCTGTTCAGAAGAAGAAGGCACTGGGGTTATTGGCTCTGATTGCGACACTCATTATGTCTTAATTCAAGCTGATACAATCAACTCTCCTAACGCAGTTCGCGTTATCGAGGTTGAAGAAATTCCATCCACTGTTACGCCTAATCTATATAAGTTCGATAATGAAACTCAGAGTTTTGTTTATCGCTATAGTTTAGATGAAGCTAAAGAGCTTAAGCAAGAGAAGAATAAGCTACTTTTCGCAGAGTATCTTGCTTCTCATCCATTAACATGGACAGATGGAAAAGAATATGGAGTTACAATGGAGGATCAATCTGAGATTAGTCTTAACTTAAGTCAATATCAGATCGCCGTTCAGGCAGGTATTGAATCTCCAACTCTGGAATGGCACGCTCGACACGAAGAGTGCTAGCCTTGGACATTAGAAAATCTTGTTGCATTGTCTATGTCCATCTCTGCGGCTGTATATCCAATGTATCGTCAAATGCAGTAGTATAAAATCTCTATTTATGGAGCAGCTTCTTTAGAGGAGCTAGAACAAGTAGAGCTTGATTATGCAGACCAAACTAAATAAGTTTCTTACCTTATTCACTGTTGGAGGTTCTCTCTATTTTATTATAGAGTTCTTGTTTAAGACCTTCATTAGTGGTGGTATGATACATTGGTCAATGTTTCTCCTAGGCGGACTTTGTTTCGTTCTTATTGGAGAAATAAACGAGGTTATACCTTGGGAAATGTCTATCATTAAACAAGGGGCTATTGGAGCCGCAATAGTTACCTCACTTGAATTTGTATTCGGCGTAATTTTGAATCTAGTCCTAAAGCTAGAAATTTGGGACTATTCAAACTTACCTTTCAATATATTGGGGCAGATTTGTCTTCCTTTCTCATTCGCGTGGTTCGGATTAGCTCTTATAGCTATCTTCCTCGACGACTATCTTCGTTGGAAGTGGTTTAATGAGGAAATTCCGCACTACCATCTTAAAGACAAAGTTTGCCATTAAAACAAAAAATAGGGGAGAACCTTAATTAAAAGGTTCTCCCCTATTTTTTTATTTATTTTACGTCGATAATGACGATTTCAATATCTCCCTCAATGGCCTTGCTAGCCGTGAAGGTAATACCAGATCCAACAGTTGCCTGTGCATCATCAATCTTGTTATAGTCATCATGATTACTAATCCAAGAGATGATTGGAGGCACATTGCCATTCTTGCCACACTTCAAATTAGTATTGCTATAAGAATAGGTATAAGTATCTCCAGAATGTACCCAGTTGGCTTGAGCAAGAGTAACTGTATAAGAGACGGTAGTTACTTCATCCATCTTATTGTCTGTCTCGCTCTTACTATACACATCTAAGTTAGTTCTAGCGGCTGCCGCAGTCGTAGCACCGGTACCACCAGCTTTAATAGGTAGAGTGCCGAACTTTGGAACACCAGAAACCTCTGCGAATAATGCTCCAGTACCTAACAGACCAGAGACACCATCAGTAGAATTTCCAGTTACAATAGCACCATCCTCGATAGACACCATCTTAACTGCATCAGTACCATTACCGAGTAGTAAAGCATTAACGGTTAAAGTTTTCTATCCAGTGCCACCCTGTGCAACAGTAGCAGTCATATTAGTAAGAAAAATATCATCAATGTCAATCTCTTTGGTGTCTTTCTTCAAAATAGAAGCCGCATATGCATTAACTTGAACACGTCCACCAGCAGTATTAGAAATATCAATGAACAGATTGCCTGTATTCTCGCAGAAATAGGCGTATCCCTCATGCATGGGGATTTGAGTGAGAAGCTCTTCCTCGCCTCTATAAATCTTAAATAAAGCCATTATTAAATCCTCCCTTTAATCAAGGCTTTTCTATAAGGTCTTGGAAAGATCCCCATGAAACAAGGCTCTATACCTAATCTTTAGAATAAGCCGTTTTTGATGTATCTCCATCGCCGCCAATCAGCGAGTTAATATAATTGATTGAGTAAGTCTTATTGTCAACATTTTCCTTATAAGACTGTTCGATTAAACTAGAAACACCACCAGTTAACTACGCTCTATCCCACTCACCGATATTAGTTTTATAATACCAATAAGATACATCTCCACCATTACCAAGCAAGGTCCAAGTAATAGCAAAGATTTTATGAGAATCAATAGTGCCAGAATAGTGTTCCTGAATATAAGTGACGCCATTGGCTAAACTAGCCGCAAACTCCGCGGTTTCAGTTAAATGATATTCAGCTTCAATATTAAGAGCATCACCAACAGGACCTTTAATACTTTTCTCACTAGCTTTCCATCCATTAGCGGTTAAAGTATACAAAACGCCGGTCTCGCTATTGAGATAAATATCTCCGATTCTCGCGCCATCAATAGTCGTGGTTGCTCCATCAGCAATAATTTCAAGACCTGCAAATAGCTTACTACCAGTTGGAATCTTGAAAGTAAAGGTTACTGTATCTTTACTAGTAATAGCAGAAGTGACAGATCCTTGCTCTGTTGAACCAACAAAAGTAGAAGAAACTGCGGGCTTCGGAGCCTATGGGAGCTTAAATTCAAGCTGCCATTCGGTACCTTCCGCGTTTGTTAGTGTCCTTTCAACTAGCGGGACCGCAGGTTTAAATCCCTCATCGCCTTCGATATAAGGAGCGATAGCACTAGCTTGGATCACCGGTAGTGGTTGCTAAATACTTGCTTGATATTCAAAGACACAGGTAGTATCATCTGTCTTACTAGTTACTTTATAAATGAAACCAGTGGCTTCATTGATATAGTAATCTCCAACTCCATAATTGGCGAAAAGTGGATCGGTAAGAGTGTATGTTTTACTGGTTTTTTGTCCTAATAAACTACCATAATAGAATTTAACCGCACGAGGCAAGTCAAAATGTAACTTAGGCGCATTAACTGTTCCAACATTAGTTACTTTGGGTTCAAAGTCTGGCGCTCTAGTAACTGTCTCTGGTGCAGCCATTACTTGACTACGAGGCAGAGAAAATGTCAAAATAGGATGCTTATGGAGAGTATCTTCTTCACTATAACCAAAACTCACGGTTGGCTCAGCATTAGCATTTAATACTTCGTGAAGAATGTTACTATCTAAAAATTCCTGAGCTACAGGTAATTGGAATTTAAGTACAGGTCGGTTAATATCAGCTAAATCAAGTCTGACCTTTGGTTCTTCCCCAACCCCAATCACATCAACTGTAACCTAATCAATTACTTGAGACTGCGGAATATTAAAATGCACAGTTGGGTGGTCAATATCATCATCGTTATACTCAACACTTGGCTTTTCATCCGCATTTAGAACGGTTGCTTCTTGCGGCATTGACAATACCTATGCTCTTGGCAACTTAAATTGAATAACTGGCATATCTTGGTTAGATAAATCAGTTTCAATGTCTGGCTGCTCATTCGCATGAAGCACGATTGCTGGTTTTGTAATACTAATCTTTGGAGTATTACCGGTGCAAGAAGAAATGAGCTTATAGCTAAGGCCACTTCCTTCTCCCGCAGACTCGTCATATACTTTCTACCATAAAGTAGAGTTTAAGTTTTTCTTGTCACCCGCATTTAAGTCATAGTTCATGCGAGTCATGTATGTAGCGTCAGATGGCAAGCCATAAGACACCATAACAAATTCGCCCACAGAGATAGGAGATGCCCATCCTTTATCTAAGTCAACTTGCGCTCCATCAGGACCGTAATAAGACTCAAATATCTTTTTAATCTCGAAGCTCTGTCCAGCAGGACCTCCGTAGAAAGATTGCATGTCTATACCTCCTTATCCCTAGAGTGGATCGTAAATAAAGTCTACAATTACGTTATCTAACTCACCAATAACAGTTTTATCTTCTTTGTAAACTCCGTTTAGACCTTGATTTAAAATTGCACTACCCTTTTGAAATGCAGCAATATAAGTCTCATTGGCTTCATTATATCCATTCCAATAGGTTTTATAAGCATCAGAAGTTGGGTCAGTAGGCTCTTCTCCTAATGCAGCGATAGCAGCTTCAAGAGCCACCTTAGCCTCTTTGATAATCTTCTCGCCTTCTTGTTTTTTACTTTCTGATTCTTTCTCGTCTTTAATATAAACTGTAGGACGAACGAACTTCATACTTGTAATAACAATATCTTCATCAAGCTCATAAATACCAGTACGACCGATCATGATAGTCTTGCTAGCATTCATGACAACTTGCGCTCCGGGTGGAGCCTGAATACCAACTTTGGTAAACTATTTGGCACTAGAAGCACTTACAATGTCATTATAAATATCAATTCCAGAGGAAATATAATGTTTTCCATCGCCAGTGCTACTTGTATCTACTACACGATAGTAGATTTGTCCAATAGCAGACATCGCCTCTCCTCCTTATACTCGTGTTAAAACTTCTGTCGCAGTAATACTCATAGTGCCATTATAAGTGAGAGGTAAAGAATATTGGGTAATCTAATAGTTACCATAGATATTGCTATCTTTATCTTCAACCCTAATTATATTATTAGGCTCTATATAATATTTCGGCAAACAGGTTAAAGAAATAGTAGTATTATAACATAAGTTCTAATACATCATTTCTCGAATTTGATCAAAGCAACTAGTTCCAGTAGTGCTTATTGAGAACATATCATAGTATTCATTGGTTAGAATAAAGAATCTCTAACCAATCCCTTGATATTTAACAATCAAGTCCTAATCTAATCCTTCAATAAATACAACATCAGGAACTTCGCTATTATATACGGTTTTTATGTCATTATTATTAACGACTTTAGTCCTACGGCCAATATTCTTAATAGAATACTTACCGAGGGCAGAACTAGTATCTATAAAATCTAGCCAGAAGTTAATAGAACCTGGGTCATTAAATACATCGGGGTTCCAATGATTCGTAGCATCCCAGTTCTTGTTCATTGGATTATATAGATTACGCCACTCCGCAATTAACTCTGAATCATAATAGTTATCATAGACACTATTAGATACCTAAGCATTAAGAGCACGACGGTATAGCTCTTCTCTCCACTCGTCGCATGGAGTACCCACCAAAGTAACTGTATACCCCTATACGCTATATTCATCAAGAGTATTGAAATCATAGCGAACAATAAGATTAGATTTTTTATCCTTTACTTCCCACATATTCTACATAGCTAGATCAATATCTGGTTTATCATCAATAGCAAGATGATAACGGATAGATACCTCTACGCCGGTTGAAGTCTTACGCTTGCCCCAAACATAAAAGTCATTCTTCACATTATCATACTTAGGATTGCGGGTAATCGCGGTTGTCGTGTCAAGATCGGTAAGCGAGTATAAAAACTTTGCATTATTATACGAGCGCACATAATCTTCTGGACTTAATTCTAATAATGGACTACCGGTATTGAGATAGTTCTTAATCTCTTGGAATACAAACTTACCATCTATATTATAGAAATATTCATAATTACCAAGAGTGCTAACAATCTTGTCTAATAGAGTTACTACCGTGTCTCCAGCATTTAATACCAACTCTCCTGGATAGGTAAAGTCGGTATACTTATATCCAGCATCTTGTCCATAACTAAACATATGCGGATAATCTTCTTGCGCTTCAAAGCTCAAACTCTAATAGTCATCGGAGAAATATACTGGCTTGTCTCCCATATATCTTACTAACATCTTAATCTCTTCATCAATGTCAGTAATAATAATATTCTCAATAGCTTCTCCGCCCCAATGATTTACCGCTTCGTAGATAATTTGGAAAATAGTAGGATATTGAATCTCTACATCTCCATTATCAAGCTAAACAAGACTTTCATGGAAGGTTATTGATGCCGGTAAAGTGCCACCTGCGGTTCCGTCTAATAAACACATTTTATCTTTACCAGTGATAGAAATATTCCAACCACTAGTAGAGCGACTAATATTAGCAGAGGATAAAACAAACAAGCCACAAGGAAACCAAATAATATCTCCATAGTTTTTATAAGACTTTAATGGATTATCATAACCAATTAAAACTTTAATCTTCTTGTTAATAGAAATCTCATTATCAATATCCTCAAGATTACTATTATCAATAGAAGCAAGCATAGTAAGGTTAATGGTTCTTCTAATTGCGGAAGAACCATTAACGCTCAAATTACCACTAGTGATAGAACCCTAAATCTCTTTAATGGGTTCTTCATCCTTAAAAGAAAGGAGGATAATCTTTGCATACTATACTCGCATATGCAATTTATCTAACTAAGTTAGAAAATCCATGTCATTAAGATACTCAAACATGAATATTAACTCCTTTCTTTGCTATACTTCATTGTTGTTTGCGCGGTTAAACACTTGTAGTTAATAACCGCGAATTGAGGTTTCTATAAAGCGATATACTTAATCATACCATCCATCGGGCTAAGGGTATATCGGCCCGTTGGACCAAGCATGACTGGATGTTTATCGCTACCATCTTTCTTTTGACCAATATATAAGATAGTCTGTGGGTCTGCTTCAATGTCAAAGGAAGTAATATCAGAGAAAGAATAATAAAAAATTCCGTTCGTCCATTTACCATCTTCATCTTGCTCAAATCCACCTTGAATATTATAAATAAACTCTACTTGCTTGCGAGTTTCTTCTTCTATAATATCGTATAGGTTGACAGTCTTATAGACATTATAATTTGTATTATCTACTAAGATACGACCTAGCTTATCTTCCTCCACAGTTGAATCGCTATAGATGCGATATGGAGTCTCGCCAGGCCCATAGTAATACTTATAATTCTTCAAGACTTTATCAGTCCCGCTAAAGATACCAGAAATCTGACCCCAAATACGAGAAGTATCAATAGATTCTACTTCGCCAACTTCATCGTTTCTTTCTCTTGTTAAAGAGCAGACATAATTCACAATAATAGGATATTTAACAGATTTCATATTTAAAGAGCTAACACCCTCTCTGACGCTATATAACCTATTTGGCGCAACTATAATATCTGTTCCATTAACAGTAAGTTTAACCGCAGAAGATGGAGCATTACCGGCGGCTTCTTTTAGAGCCGCCCAACGAGTGAGTTCAGCCTCTGTCTCTTTAGTATCTTCTCCAGCTTGCTCTTGTTCAGCTTTCTTTGCTTCTAACTCGTAAATCTTACCATCAAAGTCAATAGTTGGATATCTCTCAATCCAGAAGGAGTCGACATTAATAAGAGACAACTTATATCGACCATCACCAACCGCAATCTCTTCCTATTGCTTAATTAAAGCATAGATATCATTCCCGTCAGGACATTCTGAATAAATACCACTAATTTGACCAAATGCAGATTGCTTTTCAGTAGATACTTCATTAGTGAAAACTCCAATATCCGTAATACCAATCCCATTAAGATTTTCAAGCGTATTCTCCAAAACTTCATAAGCAGTAGCAGAGAACTCAAAAATCATGCGCCCTAGAGATGCATTAGGTGTCATTGATACATTCATTAAACCAACAATAATGTTCCCCTCAGTAGGAGATTTATAGAGTTTATAAGTAAAGTCATTAAGGAACTATTCAGCTTTCTCTCTAAACTTACGCTCTACAAAAATATTATCATCGGTAATATTAGTATCAATAGCAAGATAAGAAGGAGCTGTAATCTCTCCTCTCGCCGCAGTAGACATACTAAACTTATCTTTAGGGATTACTAATTCATTATTATAATAATAACCATCTGCTCCCAAAGTAAAGAAAGTCTAGTCTTCATCCATCTAAAAGCTAATTAAACCACTAATTGGAAACTCGGCATAATAAGCATAACCGTTCTTCGCTAAATGCGGGAACTGGTCTCCGAGGGTATCTTGCTTGCTTGCTAGTACCGTATGCTTAAAACTACTGAGCTTTTGGTTATATTTTAAGCGCAATTGCACTCCATCTCTATAGAGATAAGAGTATTCAAAATCAACACTTCTCGCTGGAATAGGAGAGCCATTTTCCTGTAAAGGCGCGCTCCGCAATCCTTGAGAGTTTTGATACTAGAAAGCATACTTATATTTGACGCCACTCTCGATAATAAAATCTGTATAAATCAAACTATCATTAAGAGTTTCTTCAAAGTAATTAAAATACTTTAAATCCTCATATACTTGATAATTACTTTCTTCAGATGCGCGAGTAAGTACATAGCATCCGGTTAATGGATTCTCTGCAGTTAGATAAACTCGTATGCAACCATTTTCACGACAATAGACATCTGTATCATTTACCCGCATTGTCACGCCTTCTAATGCCTCCAAATATACTTTAACAACTTGGAAGTCATAGGATACTTTTGCTTTATATCCATTGCGCGTTGCAATAGAGAAATAAACTTTATAAGACTCGTTATTTGTTAACATAGTCTTAAATCGGTAAGAATTATTCTTACCACTAACCGCCTGAATCCAATCTGATGACTCGATTAACTCTGTTCCAGTTTCATCATATAAATCAAACTTATATTTCTCTAATGGCTCCTCAGAAGCATTATCAACATAATCTCCTACGAACAACGGGGTTAAACTAGCTTCTGTCTACTTACTAGCAATAACGTCTGTTCTTAAAGCACCGGCATTCTCGATATAAATTTCTGGTTGCGCGATAGCTTTAATAACCATGACTGTAGACCACTCAGAAAAAGTTTGATTGTTAATCTATTCTTTCTTCCATGCGGCAAAAGAACTTAAATCAGTAGGAAAATTAGTAGACCCAAAGCGTAACTGAATCTTATAACATACGCCAGGTGACCAAGATTTCCGCAAGTCTGTAGCCAAGATTTTAATTCCATAAGGGCTAGACTCTTTAGTCAAATCCACATTTTTATAGATAATATTATCTGGGTATTTTGAAGTATTTACAATGCTAGAATTTGAGCGCTATTCAACTACTCGAATTTGAATATGTTTAATAGTCTCGGCACTTGTCACCTTCTATAGAGTATATTTTATTTCATAGTCTGGCGTAGTGGCTAAAAATGCAGGCTATGTACTCTATAAAGTAGGCGGATAAATACTAATTGGCATATTCCGCGCCTCCTTTTTCTCTAACTCTATATATTATAAAAATTGCTTTGGTTAAGATAATTAAATCCGTCCAAGCAAAAAGAAAAGAGGAAGAGACTTAAACTTCTTCCTCTATCATAAACTCAAGAGCTTCTGCGATACCAACAGAGATATTCAAGTTCTCAATATCTGACATTTTAACTTTAACAATAGGAACATCAACTTCCGTTTCCGCAATCGCAGTTAACTCCTAATTAACTGTATCTATTTGCTATTCAGGAATACTGTATCCACCCTCGACTTCTACTCCATAAGTTGCTGCAACTGATTGACGAGCAAAATCAATATCTTCAACAATAGGAGTTAAAAGCTTAATATTCCTAACAATAGCAAATGATACCTTCGCGGGAAGCTTGGTTCCCAGATCGGAAGCTAAACTTGTTAATCCACGATACATCGTGACAATATCTTTATTTAACATGGTTATCTCCTTTAACTCATGCATTAACCGCAGTCTATAATGCAATAAATACGCCAGCAGTAATAAGTGTACCAGTAGTTCTATCTGTGTGCGCAGTCACTGGGCTTACGCCAAGTGCTCTGGCTAAAATATTATATTTAGCGGCTGTTACTAATTCACCAGAGCTAACTTCCGCATCGCTATAATTAGCTCCGCCAGATTGATTCTCCCAATTTTTCCGCTATTTTACTCTAGCAACTAAAGTATTCCACTTATTAGCTGAAAGCCCGCCAGATACCTAAATAATTTTATCAGTAGCTACGCCACTACCCCATGAAAACTCAGCTGGTTTTGTATAAAATACTAAAGTATCAGACGCAGAACCTAAATTCTTACTACTAGCAGAGCTATATGTTGTTCTTGGACCCGATTCATTCCAATCGCTCCACTCTCCATACTTAGTAGTAGTATTTCCTTTATCATCTTTTACTGTTGTTTTAGTACGAGTTCGAGTGCGTGTATAAACTTCTTTTTTTTGTTTTGCACTTCTTGTAGCTGAGAGCCTTCCTGTGACGCTACCCCTCGATCCTGCTGTCATTCCACCAATGGTAATGGTTCCAGTCTTAACAGAACTAGAACCACCATTGCCACCACTAAAACTCCAATGCCAAGTAGTAGTACAGCCAGCAACATCATAAACTACCTAAGTGACGGTCTTCTACTAAACTTGTCTAGTATCTGTGCTTGTTACAGTAGACCATCCAGAACTGTGTTCAGGCTCATTGGCAGGGATATACCACCCACTTCCATCATAACTAATTTGCACACTAGAACGACTTGCACTGACAAAAGTAAGAGAAGCGCTCGGCATTATTTATCCCTCCTTAAGCAAATCTTGCATAAATACCAGACTAATTGGCCGCTGGCACTGTACAAGTTAATCTACTACCATTTAAGATAATATAATTCGCGGCACGTAGAGCTACGTTACCATTGCTATATGTCGCTTGAATGATAACACTTCCATTACCGCCAGTTGCCTACATTCCAAAGTTATAAGTAGTACCTTGGCTATCTTCTCCTTCGACCAGACCAATTCTACCTAACCTAGTATAAATGTTACCATCACTTTGTAAAATAGTGCCACTAGCAGAAATTGAATCTTCTCCAATTGTCCATCCACCGATATTACCACCATCACAGTTAAGGTCATCACAAACAATTCGACCACTAGAATATAGATAAGTACTTCCGCCTCGTAGAGAACTACTACTAATAGTCCATCCACCGATCTCACCATTATCACATTCAAGTCTATCTGCGGTAATATTACCACGTACTTCTGCATTCTTACAAGAGAGTTTTCCGCCATTAGTAACATAGAAGTAGGTACCACTATTGCTAAAATCTGGAGTATCACCTGGCTTGCCAGTATTTGCACCAGACCAAAATACATAAGAACCAGAGCTGGCCATACCAATTTTATTGTTATTACTAGAGAGAGATTTACTCTTAAGAGTCCATCCGCCAATATTACCTTCCTTAGCGTAGAGAGAACCTTTTTTAGAAACTGCAAAATAGCTATCTTTTGCAGAAGTTGAACTTGTAGCACCAGCCCAAATAGCAAACTCTTCATCCTTATCACTATTTAGTTCTACTCTTGTTGCTCCACTTCCGCTATATAATTTATTCTTCTCGATAGTCCAACCATCATTACTATTTCTGCTAGTACAACCAATCTTACCAGACTGAGCAAAAATCTAACCTTCAATAGTCGCAGAGGTTGCTTTTAAAGCACCATTATATGTAACTTCAAAAACTCCTCCACCTATCTTGATTGCAGTAGTATTATTGCCAGGATTAAGATCGGCAAAATTGATAGTCATACCAGTGGAATTATTTCCTCCACCGCCGCCTTTAATAGAACCAGATTTACCGTTAATCTCAATGCGGCCGCCTCCACTAGAAGCTCCGAAGAACGCGGTACCATCTTCCATTAAACCGAAAGTATTAACGCCCTCCTGATAGCCATATAAACCTACTTTGTCTTGGCCACTATCTTTACCCATGACTACGCCAGTAAATCTATTTTGGCTATCTTTTGTTCCTGCACCAACCTATGGAGCGAATACATATTCTCCATCGCCAGTATCAAGAGCTGTTCCATCCCAACCGTTGATAGCTTCATTACCATAAGTATCAAGATACATGATAATTGGATGAATTAATCTATCATTACTATTTGGAATAGCAAGATTTAATACACCGATATTGCTCTAATCATTATCCTTAATATTCTCAAAGATAAAGCTAGAAGCTGGTTCTAAATACTTTTTACCATTGTCTGTTTTAATAGTAAGAATATTGGTGTTTAATGAGGTAATGTTATCATTATAAGCTACGTCATTATAATAGAAGTTAATATCGTTACTATAGAAAGATGGGGTTAAACCAGAAGAATTATATTTGATATAAGATGGAATAGTGTCAATATCAATAGCACTTGCCAAGGTAGAACCAACGATAACATCAAGAGGATAAGAAGCGTAGATATCAACCGAGCTATTATCATCTTTAATAGTAACTTGAACTCTCACATAGAAAGCTAACTCTGCATTAGGGGTATCTGCGGAAATCGTAGGTATACCGCGCACTAAAACTCGATCAACGGAATCAGTAATCACTTCTTTATTCTCTACTGTAACGTTTGTCCCCTACCACTTATAGGTGATAGAATACTTACTATTACCATTAATCAATTCTCCATCTTTATAAACATAACAACGAACTCTAATATCATTAGTCCATCCATTATTATATCTTAAAGGCTGTAGTCCACTTAACTTTACACCGTCTGAATTGCATGGACGAATCGCGGTAATATAAGTAGTACCATTGGTTCCCTAGTCGCCATCTTTCAAACAAAGAATCTCTTTATTAAATAGATAAATAGATTCTGTAATCGTTCTTATTTTTACAATAACTGTATTATTACTGAAATTAACTCTATACTTCTACTTAATATTGTAGTGTAAAATATTATATTTGTCAACCCAAATATTCTCAAGCATGGAGTTATCCGGACTATAAGCAAGCTCTTTAGAGGTGGGAATTTCGTACTCTTTATTATTCGCATCTTTCATTAACCAAGACACGAAGTAAGAGGTTCCGAATCCTTCCTTCCATGCTAAATTAACCTATAGAGTTCTTTCTTTCTCTGCATCTTCAATAGAAATATCGCCATTAGCATCATATCTAAAAGAATCTTCACCGATATAACTAATAGTTACATCGTCTTCACTTTCGCTATTCACAATAGTATGTTCTAAAGTTCCGATAAACTATCCTGCAGAATTATACACTATGCAATAGAAAGTCACAGAACTGTATTGCAAATAAGAACTTACGACAATCTCGGACTTCTTTTCTCCTTCCGGCACAGAGCTGTAACTATCATCTGGATAAGACAAATACCAATCTCCCACCAAAGACTCACTATCAGCATTATTTCTAATCTGTAGTTTAATATCAGCTCCGTCAGTAACTTGCTCAATAGAATAATCATAACTTGCATTACGATTCCATATAGCGATTTCCGCAGTTAGAGTAATACTATCATTATAAACGACTACTAACTTATACTTCTATTGATATAGAATATCAGTTGCATCAAGAGTAAGAGAACTAGATGTCTATCCGGCAATCTTTCTCCATCCGAAGCCTGCGGACTTGCTATATTCATCGCTACCAACAACCACGCTTAAATCTCTCTCATACCATTGGCAAACACATTTCTTACTATCCATAATGTCTTCACCATTATAAATTAAGCGTCCAACTAAATTTAAGCTAGATACTTTATCCGTAAAAGCGATACCTTTAGGAGCAGAGATCGTAAGATAATAAGTCGTATCACTTAAATCTTGCATATCAACATATTGAAGAGAAATATCTTTCACAAAAATATTAGCAACAGTTCTATTCTCTTCATCTGTAACTATGCCATTCTTAACAATTTTATCATAGACAAAGTCTTCTTCAAACAGTCTAATAGATTTAAGTCCCATTAAATAGTTCTTCTGCGCCTTAAGGATAATCTACTGTGGAGAGTAGACTGAGAATCCATAAGGATTGCCATTAAAGTTCTAGAGATCTAATCTATACTTTACACTGCTATTATCCTTGGTATAAAACTCAACTTCAATACCATAATTACCTTGATTATGGATATTATGAAACTAAGTTAAGAAAGAAGCTTTCAAGCGAATATATTCATAATTATTAGAGTACTGTTGAAATAGACCGTGATACCCATTCTACTCGTATTCCTCGCTATTTTGAAAAATATAAGTAGAACTTCCGATCTCTCCAACTGGCGTTCCCGCAATTACTCCGTAGCTTTGTGAAGCGTCATAAGCTCCATCATATAATGCATCAAAAGTAGGAGATACTTCAAATACAGAATTAGTTAAATCAGATAACTAAGCGTCAGATAAAGACTTCGCAGTTACTAAAGAAGTAATCAACTTCTTATTAGAAAAATTACCTTCTGGCACCTTGACATAAACCACGTCTTTAATAGAATAGCTTTTATTAGTATCCTCACTAAATGCGGAAAAGATATTACCGTTATATCTAACTTTGTATTCTCCAGCATCTACATCTACAATAGAATAAACGGTAGCTTGGATAGTTTTGTCATATTTTAACTATCTTAGCTTTTCTTCCGTAATAATATCCATAGCTTGCAATAGCTGTTCAGATATATTATTCATGTTTATCTCCTTTCACTCCTTTAATAAGGAGAGCTAAAAAGCTCTCCTTATTAAGTCTTTCTTCTAGCCCACTGTGCCGCATCATTAGTAAGACTAATAAATGCTTCCTCAATTTCAGTGCGGCTAGTCACGTTCGGGAACTCTACTTTATCAATATGAACAGTTTGCTCAATAGAATCTTGAATTGGTGTAGTAGCGATTGGATTGAGCTTCTGACCCATAAGAGCCATTGCCGCAATTGCATTACCGTCAAGAGATTTCTCAATAGACTTAAACAAATCTGTGCCGATAGTTCTTACAGCTTGAACTGCTGCAAGAATATTCTCGGTATCACTTTGATTTAACACCAATTCCTTTTGATGAAGGAAAGCAAGTTTCGCATCATCAAATATACCAGTATATCCACCAGTATTTAAGCCGTAATTCTTCTTGAGATTCTCAAGATGTTTACGCCACTCGTCCTCGGTGTCATACTAACCAACAGCCCAACCTTGTGCAGAATCACCCTTATGATATCCACCGAACTGCTCTTTTTCATTTGTTAAATCCATATCTTCGCCAGTAATCTTATCGCCACGTTGATTAAGCAGTTTGTTAAAGGTATCATCACCATAATCAATCCAACCATTGATTAAGCCTTGTTCAATCATAGCCGCATAGTCTGTATTTTTATCATAGCCCTTAGAAGAAGAGCTACCCATACCAGATTTAGACCCGGCGTAACTGGCCTGCGCAGATGCTAAGGCCTGCAGCGCTTCGACCGTGTCCCAGATAGATTGCGCTAACTCTAAATAACCATCAGAAGCATTTTGAGCCGCATCAATCATATTCCACAAAGTATCCTTAGCTTCATCGCCGCGCTCTCTTAATTGATCAGTAGCTTCAGAAACCTTATCAGTTTCTTGCGCCAAGTTATCAAGAGTAGTACCAGTTTCAGAAGCTACATTTTGAACTTTATCCTTATAGTTATCAAAATCTCGTTGTGCTTGATCTAATAGTTTGCGGAGTTCGTCCTCAAAATTCGTGGTATTTTGAGTCATGTCGTCAAGATCTTTGGCATAAGTATTATTGAACTTGTCGATAAGATCAGTATTATTGCCCGCAATTTCTTTTAGCTGTTCACTGTTTTTCATCAAAATGTCGGCAATGCTTTCACCAGAATCGGCTACTAATTGCTTCAATTCTTCTGTGGTAATGCCAGTTAAGTCGGTAATAGTATCGCCTGTGATAATTGCATTATCAATTAAGTTCTTATTACCCGCTTCTGTCATATCAGCGATTGCGTTTTGCTTTTCCTCTTCGAGGTACTTAATCTTCTCGCTATAATACTTATAGATTTCTTGAGCCTATGCTGAACGTTCTTCGTCGGTGAGTGTCATATCAGAATAGATATCTTTAATCTTATCCTGGCACTCTTTCCAAGTAGAAACAATCTCGCCAGTTACATCAGTTACCTGTTGTTTAGCGATATTATACCAATCATTCTCTGCGTCAAGAAGATTTTGCTGAGCATTAGCAATCTGATCTTGATCCGCGGTATATTGATAGTTCCAGTTACCTTGGCTATCTCTTACTAACTGAATTTGGTTCTTAGCATTTTGAGCATCTTCAAGAGCCATCTGAGCCTGTAATACTTGATATTTAGCATTGAGAATATCAAGATCATACTGAGATAACTTATTACCTTCTCTGCGTTGATTAATTTCCTCTTGGAGAGCTTTTAATCTTTCCTTGTGCGCAGAATTGGTAGTGTTGTCGATGTCTTGTTGAAGCTTGTTATACCAAGCAGATACTTGATATGCTTCATTTACTTTATCAAAGTACCGTTCATTTTGCTCAATATAATGATCGTACTTATCTTGTAGCAAGTCAAGACCAACACCATTAGATACCGCTTGACCAAATTCATAGACAGCTTTCTCGATTTGCTGGAGATACATATCTTGTGCTGTTTCCATTGCCTCTTGAGCAGAAGATAAATAAGCTTCTTGAGCTTCATTAAACTCTTCTAGATATGCGTCTCTTGCCTTCTTATAAGCATCGTAGCGCAAATCGGTTTCATCTCCACCAAGAGAATCGAGTTTCGCTTGCGCTTCCTCTAATCTCTAAGCAGCCTGTTCGTACCAACCTCTTTGCAGTTTAGCGGATGCTAACTGAGCGTTTAGTTTTTCTTGGCTATTTTTCTGGAGACGATTAAATCCTTCCGCGGTCTTATAAGTTACACCTTGTAAAGTATAAAGTTCTTTGATAGTATCTAATACAGAAGTATTATGCTCTAACTGATCAGTAAATGCTGCAAATCTCTCAGAAGCGGCATCAACAGCATCTGGAACAATATCCTCAATAGAGTTTGCCCATTCTGCAATGGCTTTCGCAGAATCCACAATATTACCTTGCAGGCTCTGGATTTCATCCATGATAGCTCGTCTATCCGCATCATCTGTAGTGCTTTCGTAAAGCTCTTTAAGAGAATTCCACTCTTCTTGATAGCTTGGCAGTAATGCTGCCTCAGCTTGTGCGCCTTCCGCGGATAAGTTAGCACTTTCAAGACCATGAGTTAAAGCATCACCAAACATTTCGGCAATTTCTTTAGACAAGTCTCTGACAGCATCTTTCATAGACTTCACGTCTAGAACAATCTCCATCTTAAACTTGATTTCCTCAAGTTTCTTGTCAGCAATAGAACGAGCATTTTCTTGAATATTATCTGTGGTATCACGAACTACATCTAGAGTGCTTTCATATTGCTCAAGTGCTTTCTGGCGCTGCTCAAAGAGTTTCTTCTCTGCATCAAGCTGATTCTTAAGAGCGGTATGCTCTTCTTCGCTTAAAGTCTTACCAGCAACAGCAAGATTATACCGCTCAACTGCGGCATTATAAAGATTAAGATTCTCTCTTAATAGATCCTCGTAGTTAGTGATTTCGCCATCTGCGCCAATTTGTGCGTCTGCAAAATACTTCTTAACTAGGGCAGAATCTTGAACTAAATAATTCTGTGCTTCTTTCAGCTTTTGATTATAAAGTTCTTGTTGCTTCTCAAGAGCCTTGATTTCATTCTCGTAACCATCAAGAGCCTCAGTTCCCCAAGCTCTATCCGTAGTGTTACTTAAATCATCAAGCAAGTCATCCTATCTCTAGATTTCTCGATTGATCTCGTGGTAGCGGTCTTCGACTTCTTGAAGAGTTTTTAAATCCTCTTTATCATAAGTTTTGCCTTTACTACCGCCTTTAGAACCTCTAATATTATCAGAGCCAATTCTATTGGGGTTGAGAACTCCATTCGGATCAAAATTTGCAGGCTCTTGACCGTAATCGTAAATGCCGTTTTGCCCTGAACCAGTACCCTATGAAGATAGATAACTACCGGCTTCAGAAAGGGCGCTTACAAAGTTTGAAATTGAACCTCCGTTATCTTGACCAGATACTGTTAGACCAAAGGTTGGTAATTCAAAAGGTAGTGTTGCCTTACCCTTAAACCAATCTTCAATCTATAACTTGCCCCGAGATTTTACAAAAGGAGTGAAATTTAACTCATAATCAAAATTAGAAATTAAATCTCCTAACGCAGAGATAACACTACCAGCCGCCTAAGATACTGATGTAATTGTACCTGCGCTTTCATGCATGGTAGAATTGATAACTGCACTAGCTAAATCCGCGTTAGTGGACATAGCTTGCATTAATTCTGCTCCGCTAGTATCTAAACCATTTACTAGAGCTAAATTCTCTTCACCAATTCCAGCAAGAATCCTTTTATAAGTTTCATTATTAGTCTACTCTAAATTAATAAGCTGTGAACCTATACTAGAGCACATATCCTAGAATTGCTGTGTCGTAGTATCAAAATTATTGTCAATAGTGAAATCAATAGCACCAAATCTATCAGCATATTGTAGTAAATAATCATAATTATCTACTAAACTATCAACAACTCCGGTCATATCTTCTGCTTGAGCAACTTGCTTCTCCCAAACATTTAGATTAGCTATATCAGAGATGGCTCGTTCATAATCTTCTGCGGAAACGGTAGTTCTATCGACGCCTTCTTTAAGTTCCCAGGTGCCATCAGCGTTCTTGGTAATGTTTTTATCAAGCTTACTTTGCGCACTAATTAAGGTTTTAGTTGCTGCAATAGTACCTTTATAGTACGCGTCCATGTTAATAGATCCAGACTTAAACTGCTTATTTAGATCTACTAATCCATCAGCTACAGATCCGGTCGCAGCGATAAGAGTAGCTTCATACAAATCAGTTTGATCGATATTATCATCAATCTCTTTATTTAACTCTTGGAAACCAGCGTTAATATTACTAATTCTAGTGTTAATAGCGGAGAAATACTCTTCCGCAGAAATCTTTCCATCTCGATAAGCCTATGCATTCTCGCTTAAAGCTTGTGTTCTTTCCTTGAATCTATCAACATCATTTTGATCTGCGAAATTATAATTATCTACCGCATCAGCTTCACTAGCACGGTCAACTAGCTCATCCCACATACTAACATAGTTCTAAACATAGTCAGTATTAACGGCATATTTATCCTTCATAGATTCAATAGTTGCATCAAGAATTTGTTCCTCTTGACGCTCAGAATCTAAGAGAGCTTGTAGAGACTGATTAGTTAACTTATAGGCATCTCCAACCTTAACGATATACTGTGCATAACTTTCATCTGCATTGATTAATTCTTGAACCTAATCCATAGTTAGGTAGCCTTCTTGATCCTTATAAGCCTTTAATGCAGTCTTAAGTGCGCTTTGGCTGGCATTTAAAGTATCAAGCAGATCTTTAAGTTCATCAATACCGCTAACATCAACATTGATATCATTAGTCTTATAATTGTCTAAGAAATCTTTTAATTCTTCAACAGTATCAAAATTATCGAGATTAACAGTAGCTAAGATATTCCAATCTTCGCCAGTTAATTCATCGAAATTAAAGTCAGAAAACTTTTCTTCAACAGCGGCCTTAGTTTCATCTACTCTATTATCAAGATAGGTTAAAAACTCATCTACGCTGACCCCTGCGAGCATTAACTTATTCTTAATAGAATCAGAAATTAAACTTGTCGCATCTTCGATATCGCCGTTTGCTAATACATTATAGAGCTAAGTAGATACTTGCTTTACTGCTTGATCATCAAGAATAGGCTCAAGAACAACTTGTTCATACTCACCATCAGAAGAATAGAGATTCTTGCGGATTGCAGATAATTGCTCTTGCATCGCGGCGATTGTATCTGGATTATAATCAATGACCCCGTTAACAATTGCATCGGTGTATGCCTTATAGTTGTCTTCTGCGCTTTGAATAGCTTCCGCATTTTTTGTTACCCATTCAGCAGTAATCTACTCATTATCATCTTTCCACTGTCTATATTCAACTAAATAGTCCTAATAAGCGTCAGAATTCTTATCCAAGCCTTGAGTAATACTATTGAACCAAGTATCTGCATCTACCCATTCATCTCGATAAGTAGTATATTCAACGCCATTGTCATTTCTATTTTCGTTCCAAGAACGATATTGCGTCAAATCTGGTCCAGTAGCAATATCACTGGTAGATTTCTTATAATTTTTTGCAATTTCTGTCGCTTGTGCTTTTTGAGCATCTTGAGCAAGCTTTTCTTGCAATTTAATTTGTCTTTCGAGAGATGCTTCTTGCTGTTGGAGTTTTTCAAGCTCTTCTTGTTCAACAATGGTTAAGCTATCTTGACTATTTAATTCATCAATTCTATCTTTAGTAGTCTTTAACTCAGAATTAAGAGATTCTAGAGCAGAAGTTTGTTCTTCATAAGCTTCTGTCGCTTTTTGAATCTTTTCACGAGCTTCATCCGCACTAACGTATAAAGCTTGAATAACTTTAACAACAGCATAGATACCAACTACAACTAAACCAATAATTGGCAGTAGAGTATATAATGCAGCGCTAAAAGTTGCTACTCCTGCTGCACCAGTTCCCGCGGCCGCGCCAGTTGCCAAGAATTGAATAGCATTTTTTACATTCTCAGTTCTAACTGTCTTAGTCAAATTAGCAACAAGAGGTAATACCATTGATAAAGAAGTTAAAATCTTAGTAAAAGCATCTACTGCATCTACATCACCAGATAAGATTTCATCAAACGTCTGGAATAGAGAATTAATTCCATTTATTCCAATAGAAATCTAAGAAAGTGTAGTTCCAACTTGTACTAATGTCGCCGCCCAGTCTCTTTGTGCTGGAATACCTCGTTGTAAAAGCGCAATAAACTCTTGTACCTTTTGATTGTACTGATCTTGCACATCTTCTCCTACTATTACAGCAGATTGCAATTGAGACAACTGAGCAATATATTGAGTAACTGTGCGTCTATCCGCACCCATTCCAATCAGTAAATTACCTAATTCTCGAATCTCAGCACCAGTATTTAAAGCCTATGTACCTAAACCTCTAAGATAATTTTCTAATTGCTGAGTAGTCATTTGAGCAGTATTTACATTACTATCATAAACAGCAATTAGCTCACGCAAACTTTGAGCATAATTAGTGCTAGAGGAATCAAGTCTTATAAACTGCTCGTTTACTTGCTGTAATTGAGCGCGTCTTTGAGTGAGTTGATCTAATTGTTGCATAATCTCCTGATAGACTCTATCAAGATTAGAATTTGCTCTTACGTTAATATTGATCTAATAACCAGCAGTATGATTTTGATTCCACGCTCTAATTTCATCTCTTAGTCTAGTTTGCCAATCATCTGTGCCTATACTTACAGAAATAGCATCCTACAATTCGTGAGAAGAACTCTATAATTGACTAATACGATCAATTGTAGCTTGAGTTTCTTGCTTTAAGATATCTAATTTGTATTCTTCATTGCTAATAACTTGTTTCTAATGATCGTCTAATTGATCATATTGTGCGTTAATTTCACCTTGTAAAGAGACTTCTTGTCTTAGCAAATTCAAACGCATAGTTTCCGCAGTATTAGCAGCATAAGTGCTAGACAGATTATTGATAATACTAACTGCTTCGTTCTACAAAGTTCTTGCTCGTTCAGCTTCTTTGCCAGTAATAATTCCCAGGTTTACTGCCATATCTCTCATACCTTGAGCGATTTTATCTCCATAAACCTTATTCATGCCAAGAGCAACAACAGCTAAAACACCTTGTAATCCACCTAATGCATCAATTACATCCGCAGTTCTAGATAATAATGGAGTCACCATATTATCAACGCCGATATAAAAATCTGGATTGATTAAGCTATCATAGATATCCTCTGCGGCAGCCTTAGTTCTATCTCTAGCAGCCTCCCAAGATTCTGCATAAATCTCAGCCTGCTGCTCTAAAGCGCCATCTGCATTTTGTGCCATAGCTAGGTTTTCTTTGAAGAAATCCCAGTTATCCATCAAAGCAATTAGTTGCGTCCATTGACGCACGCCAGCCACTGTCTCAGCCAATGCAATCTTTTGATCTTGAGCAAGAGTGCTCCATCTGCTACCAAGATCATCAAGAATTTCATCCATACCTTTAAGCTCTCCATTAGTATCCTTAATTTGGACACCAACAGTCGCTAGAGCCTAAGAATATTTATTTAAAGTAGTTCCATCATCAAGGGTTTCTCCTTGAGTCAAACCTTGAATACGAGAGAATAAGGTTCTAAATGCAGTACCGACAACGCTAGCACTTTCACGTGTTTGGGCAGTAACAGTAGCAAGAGCAGATGCCGCATATTCGTAGCTTAATCCTACTGTGTTAGCTACAGCTGCAAACTTCTCAATACCCTCAGAGATTTCATCAGAACTAGATGCAGTAGCAGCGCCTAATTTAACCATAACGTCTGCATAATGATCAAGACTCTAACTTCCATCATAGAAGTTATTCCAAATTGCAGTTAATTGCTGGGATGCAGTTTCCGCGGTCGTGCCAGCTACATTAGCCATCTTAATCGTGGTTTCTGTACGATCAAGTACCTCTTGATCAGTTAAACCTTGCTGATAATAAATCAGAGAAGCATCAGTATAATCAGTAGTAGTTGTACTTAATGCTTTAGCCGCTTTATTTGCCTATTCAGCAAATTTACCCATATCATCAGCAGATTTTTCACTTACAATACGAATTTCATTGAGTGATCTATTTAGATCCTTAGAGTAACCATAGGCTTGCTCTAATGCACCTACAAAACCATGTAACACACTAGAAGTAAGTTGCCAACGCATTGTGTTCTTCATAGTTACCCATAATTGATCAAATAATTTATTTGTACGCTTCAGTGGTAACTCTGCTTGCGTAATCGCTGTAGCAACTTTCAAAAACGCTTGTTCGCCGGTGAGGCCAATGCTAATTAAATCATTAGCATAGCTTTCAAGTGTACGGCCACTTTCAGACAAGCTTTGGTTAAACGTAACTAAGTCAAATTTTCCAGTCTATTGATTAAATGCTTTATTTAAATGGCCGGAAAGTTCTAATGCAGCTTGTGAAGCGTTTCTTAGATCCGTAGTAAGATTTACCTATGAACCAATTCTATTTAATCTACTAAAGGCATCATTTAGTGATGCCTCTAATTTATTAGTATCAGCATCTACGCCAATCGTATAATTTAGACGCTTTGCCATAGTCCTTTTCCTCCTTTAACACCTATATAAACAAAATAAAGGCTCTTGAGAATTAGTATCCTCAAGAGCCTTTTAATTCTCTACTTAATCTGAGAATTTAATTAGATTACTTAATCTTTTCCAACCACATCTTTGATTACGGCCAGAGTCTCTAGATTCTCACCATTCTTAATCTTGTCTAAAATTTCAGTAATCTGTGAATCTAATCCACCTGCATTTGCTGTCATAGCCTGAATAATGCCTGCCGCAGAAGAATTATATCTAGCAATATCGCTAACTGTATCATTCACGAGTTCCTTCATAAACTCGATTTCATCCTCTGGAATAGTAGAAATAATCTGGTCAATCACGCCATTTTCTTCCAAAAGATCATAAGTCTTAGAAACCTCTGCCATTTGTTTCTCTGTAAAAGTGATATTTGCATACCATTTACATACAGCAATAGAGAAATAGACCTCAATTCTTACCGGACTAAAACAACCGGTCATGTTATCAAGAGCATGATTAACAATGAATTGAATAAACTCCGCTTTTTCATCAACAGGAAGATAATTGCGGATTTCAAGCGTAATATCGTCAGTAAGCGGGCAATTGGTGGTAATTTTCTTAGCCTTTAGCCCCAGCTTAGTAAAAGTCATTTTCATAGGTATTAACTCCTTTAACTCATTTATATTTTAATTATACTAGATAATTAATCTTTTGTCAAGTTTATTAAAATAAGGATTTTAATATATTTGAGTTTAAACTAGCAGAAATAGTCAATGTATTAATTACATCTCTAACCATCTGGCTACGTACATTAGCGGCTTCAATATCGGGTGCCCATTCTGGCTTACCGTCCGCAGCGACAAAGCTATTATCTATTTTAGAATCAGAGGTAGAGAAACCACGAATCTCAGTTGATAATCCTTTTAAAGTATTCGCGCAAATTCTATTTACAATACTTACAATAGAATAAATTTTGCCATTATACATTAAAAATTGCGCTCTATCTAAGCTGCCGATAGGAGAGCCTCCTGATACTAACTCCTCTCCAGATCCGCTAATCCACTCATTGAAAAAAGAAGCGGCAATAGTAGATCGGAGGGCATTATAAGCTTGATAGAATCCACCTTTACGCCCTCCGCCGCTTAATCTATGAGCAATAACATTGTATGCATATTGCTATCTATCTGGTGGCTCATTCTCTAAAAAAGTTCTTAGTGGAGTTCTGCTAACAATATGAATATTTTTAGACTTAGCAGATTGCCATTTAATTGAAGCATTAGTGGCAATTTCAATAGTAGCTGTAGTACCATTCTATAAAGTGACCCCAAGATTGAATAAGCCATTAGAAATAATATCTACTTTAGCTGTACGACCAGATTGAGCGCCAGCCGCTGTTCCAGATTGCTTAGTTGTAGGGATAGTACCCCTATCCCAAGTTAATTTTCCACCAGACTATGCAATTAAAGAATCAAATGCCTAATCTGCATTATTTGAAATTTCAAATAATACATTCTTCATCATTCGTTCAGCTAAAGGTTCGCCAATAGCTCTAGAAAAGATATTGGCAATTGTAGAGGCAAAACTTTGAGTAGACACAGAGCCATTAGCAGATAAATTTTTTGCCGCTGTACTTAAATATCCTATAACCTATGATGCAATACCAATCGTATTTAATGACACTAAAGATACAACATCATTATAAGTAGTTTTGCCCTCAAACACTTTCTATAAAGCTGCAAAAGCTCTCAATTCGCTCTTGTTTGGCGTAGCATTTACAAGGTCTAATGCTTGTTTAATGTAGTCAAAAAACTTGGAAGCATCATCTACTGGGCCATTAAGTAGCATAGAATTATACTAGCTAGAAATATTCGTGACAGCTTCTTCATACGACCCGCCATCTATAACGCTACTATATTTCTCCATGAGTAGATTGTTCATGGCTGCCGCAATACTATCAAGAGTTTCCTCCATAAGAGGACCTTCGCTTAAAGCTTTAATAATCTATACACTAGATCTCGCAGCCGTGGTATCTTGATTCATCTGCGCTATTAAAGCTTGAGCCTGCGCAGCAGATGCGGCTCCACTGGCTTTCATATCATCAAGAATAAGCTAGGTCTTATATTTATACCAAGCCGCGGCAGGTGCAGCCAGGTGCTATGCTGACTATTGTTTATAGTGGATATAAAAGTGATCGACGTATGCATCAACATCGATCGGCATACTCATGTCACCAAGGTTATGTTTCTTTTGATGCATGGATGCGGATTTTGGTATTCTAGCCATATCTCCTTTACCTCCAGATAAAAAGAAAAAGGGAGGACATTAAGTCCTCCCTTAAACTCAGATTAAGTCCTCGTCTTCATCCTCTACAAAGCTCAGTCGCTTAGCAGCAGATTGGGTTCGGACCGGTTCTGTATTTTTTAACTCCGCGTCATATCCATCCGGAGTGTTTATTCCCCCACTGCTGTGCAGGGCTTTCTGCTCTCCTCAGATGCAGCGACGTCATCCATAACAACTTGGATAGCAGCAAGAACTTTCTTGGTAAGATCGAACTTGGTATAGCCAGGGAATGCGTCAACCACAAAGCTGAAAGTAGAAGGATCACCGCTAGATGCCATAGAGAAGGTGAAGTTAGACTGGACCTTACCATTAGGAATTACAAATTCCGCAGGCATATCAAGACCAGTATTCTCATCACGGAACAGAGTAGAAGCCTCAATATAGAAGTTCTGACCCTTAATCTCTGGGGTGATTTCGATTAGCATTGTGTTAGAAACCTTTTTGATGTAGTAGTCAACAAGAACAACCTTGCCAACTTCAAGATCCTTATGCCCAGCTGCGCCATCAGCATAGCAGGTAATAGTAGTCTTACCATCGCCATAAACAACAGCGGCAGGAACGCAAGGTTCAACATCAACGGTACCAGAATCGCTTAACACCATGCAGAAGATATCAGCATTAGCATGCTTATAATCAGCCGCGGCACCAGTACCAGGAGTACCAGTAGCAACCCCATTCCAGCAAGCAATTTCTGGAATTACAATAGTGTTCTTAGTGTCTACCTGAACCTGAGAAGTCATGTGAACATAAACAGGCTTGTTTTCAGTAGCTTTTGCTAGACCAGCACCAGAAAGAATAGCCAAGCTCTCTGGACTAATAAGAGCATCTTCCATATTGAAGGTGAGAGTACGCTCGCCTTCCCATGCGATCAAACGAGTGTTACCACGTCCACCAGTTGCATAAACTGTGGTAGAAGCGCCCTCAAGGCTAGAAGTCTTTAGAGAGTCGAAATAAATGACAGGCTCATTCTTATAGAAAGTGCGGCCGCCGAGAGTCATCTTAGACTTAGCACGGAATGCTACGTCGCAAATTTCGCGTACGCCAAATCTCATAGTATATTTCCTCCTTATTTATTGGGATGTAATTCTTTCATCCAAGATTCAACTTGTTTATCGGGCTTCCCGCCCGCAAGTCTAACTTTAAGGTCGGTATCCCATTCAACATAACCCGTATATCTCTCCATTAAATCAAATAATTGAAACATATTTAATGCTCCACATTCACTTAATGAAATAACTTTGGCTACTGTTAAAATAGAAATATAACGAGTTAGAACGCTTTCATTACTTGCTCCTTTCTATTCAGCAACCTTGCGGCGATTCCGCATGATTTTATCCGCGATTTCTTTAGCTCGATCATTGGCAGGATTATAAATAACATTCTCGCCCTAAAACAAACTATTTACGCATAAAACCTAGCGTATTACACTCTAGAAAATAGTAAAGTTACTATCATCTATCATTACTGTTTTAGCGGTCTCACCAACGATAGTAAGAATAATGCTATTCTTAGTAATCATTGCTGTATACTCAGGAAAAAGTAACTTAAGCAAAGTAATCAAAGCAATCTTTTTTTCTTTATCCTACGATTGCTCTAATACTTTCATCAATACTTGAAAATTAGTCAAAGACGCTAAAAGAGTTTCGTCCTATACTAATGACTCTTTCTCTAAACAGATATATTGAACAGCCATAAAAAACTGCTACTCACCCATGTAAGCTATATCTTTAATGGTCGGGACATGGACAGTTAATTGTAATTCAGGAATAGGAATATCAATCCCGGCCATTAAAGCTAGTCTATAATCAGCCATTTACAGGATTTTTCTAGTCCTCATGACCTCTAACAGCTAGATAGGTCAAGGACACTCCTGCAAACTCTTCATTATATACATAGGGGGTAGCAGATACAAACTCAAGTTCACCGATGCCAGTTAAGTGAGTTTTATCAAGCATGGCATCTATCTCTCCCGCGACCCTATAAGGGCGTAGCTCAAAGTCGCCTAAATCCCAGTTGTCATAGTGACAAATAATATCAATACCAAATGTATTATCTCGATATTCTGGATTCGAAGCGTTTCTAATGACAGTGCCATAAGTCAATCTAATATAGGTTTTTTCTTTACTATCAATCTTAATCTTTGGAACAGATGAAATTTGGTGACTAGTAAATAGTTCCTTAATCTGTTCTCCGTTTGGTAAAGGTTGAGATTGCCAGTCTCTTGTTTCATAAACTAATAATCTCAAGAGATTAGGATTTGATAGAATACGGTCGATAATAATTGCCGCGTCTTTAGGCATACCCAATAAACTAGACTTGGGGTACTCATATGAATTATGTTTCACGCGCGATCACCTCAATACAATGATTCAACTACAACGACCTTTTCTCTTACATCATTACCCTTTGTCCATTGTAATGTGAATTGACCACTTGTAGTTTTATTCCAAATCACTGTAGCTGTCTAATTTCCAGTTACCTGTAAACAGGCAGGTACATTTTCAAGTATCTTCCATTCTCCGTCCGCAATATCGACGGAGTAAGTAGCCGCAATTTTCGGCTTTATAAAAGTCTCACCGATAATCTTGCTATCAGGAGTAGGATTAGTAGGCTCAAAAACCAAACCATCCTTCATCTCTTTTTCAAGATCATCAGTGGTATCATTCCAGTAATTCTCTTCCGCATTAACTTCGATAATATTTTTCATACTAATCGAATCTGGAGCTTCAACTCTCCAGCACTTTCCTGCAAAGATAAATTCTGAATATCTATCAAAAGCATGAAGTGTCTTTTCATTACGCGGCATAAGAATATTCAAACTTAGATTAGGAGTATCAATTCTCTATTGATTTTTTTGAATAGAGTTGATTTGGGTCTCTACTGGACCTCGAATGGCTGCATAAGTAGAACACCAATTACCATCCTAATCCTTAAAACGAATCTTATATCTACAGCGTCTTATTTCTCCTCTAAAGTAGGCATCTTCAGTAATCTCTTGAGTATAGATTAACCAGTATGTATTTGTTTTCTTCCATTCAAATACATCACCAGGTTCATAACCATGCTCGTAATCAATAGAAACGATCTTGTCGTCGTAATCCTGCTTTACCTTATCTGGATTGATAAGAGCGCGAATCTCTCCATAAACCCCCATGTCCGCATCTATACCAGAGGGGTCAATCTCAAGTACTTCTGTGTTTCTCTAAACCATCTCAATCGAAGCGGCTTGATAAGAATATAACAAAGCTCTATGTAAAGTGCGTTGTTTATCCTTAATCATGCGGTCTTCCTGATGAATACCGCCTTGCCACTCGAATCTCTTCCGCATTAATTCTAAATTAATCATTGCGAATCACCTGAGTTAATAGATCGATACATCTAAATACAGTCTTTCTATAAATCATAAAATCATTACAAGCATCTGAGGTTAAGCCCTCTAACTTTGATAATAAAATTAATCCTTCTACTTTATCCTTGTAAATATGCACCAAACCAGAAATTTCTTCTAGCATAGTTTTTAGATGTGTCTCCCAATCTTCTCCATTTTCACGCATAGGAATTAACTTCCATAGTTGATTGATAAGTCTCTTCATATCTTGGTCGATAGTACTCATTGGAAAGTTAATATTATACTTATCCATCGAAGGTACTCGTTTCTCTAAGAGTAGACCAATTAGACTTAATAGAGCCGTTATTATCAATCATCTTTCTGCGTTTATAGAGGCGTTGCATATGATGCGCCTAACGCTCAGCCTCTTTCTTAAGTTCCATTAATTTAGCGAGATGGTTTGCTTGAGAGGTCATTTTGAAATCGCTACCAGAGTATTTCATTCTCGTCTGTTCAACAGACGCCACTTGACGCTGAAGCCAAGTATTATACATTAGTAGCGCAAGAATGTTAATTTCTTCGGAAGTTAAATGGCAATTAAAAGTCTCGCCATTCACGTCATAATCATAGAGTGGGAAACGCGGAAATTCAAATCCTGGGATAGCATCAAGTAAGATATTTAGCAAATCTTTCTTGGTGTCTTCCTCAGTCCACTCCATATACATATCATCGGTAATCTTACCGAAGAAACGGTTGTATATATCTTCAAAGGGTGTAGGATCCCCTTGAATTGGATACTTTTCATCCATGGGGATTACCTCCCTTATTCTTTAGCCTCCACGGGCTTTTTAATTGTAGTGGTAGAAGAACGACGTCCGGTTGCCGCAGGAATGCTGATAACCTTTTCGCTCTTCTTCTCGTTCTCGTCAGGCTTCATATTTTCGATAGCTTTGCTCACATCAAAACCAAGCTGGGCTTTAATAGCTTCTCTCTTATCGTAGTCATTTAATGGTTTGCTAACAGCGTACTGCTTAATAAGATCTTTTGTGCCATTAGGAGCGAAATCAAGAGCATCCTTAAATTCATCAATAGAACAAGATTCCATCCAGCTGGGAATCTGTTCCTCAGTCAGATAATACTCTGGTTCTACATCCTTATTAAGTAAATGATGAAGAATTTCATCATCGTTAATAAAGAGATAATTATAGATAAGCTCTTTTCCGCCGCCCATCATAGACAGAGAATCTAACTCATCAACCTTGATATGCTTAGTTTCATGGGGAGCGAACTCTCTGCGGACGCCCAATTCGGGGATATTATAAATAACAAAGCCTGCGCTCTTGTTAGTGACATTACACTGGTCTTTCATAATTAAAAACTCCTTTTTCTCAAATAATGAATTAAAGGGGATAGGGATATATCCCTATCCCCTCGAATAGTTTATTGAATTACGTCAAGCTTGCCCTGAAGCTGAGTATCAACGTAAGAGAAGATGTTGTTAGTCATCATAACGCCAACGCCAACCTTGCGGTAGACCTGGATGTCACGAGACCAGTCATCATTGTCATTACGCTCACGAACGTGAGTAGTACCCTCGAAAGCAACCTTAACAGGCTTCTCGCCAGCGCCAGAAGGAATAACCCAAGCATAGCCAGGATCGATTACCTTACGGCTGTTGGTTTCATCCTCAAGAGTCTGAGGAAGAATTACAACACGAACACCCTTATAGTTAGCAAGATAACCGGTGTTCCAACGCTCGTTACGAATCTCGTCAGAGATCCAGCCCTCAGCAGGAACAATCTTTACTGCGAACTCACGAGTGCAGTAAATAGTAGGAGTGCCATAAGCACTTGCGGTAGTAACAAGACGGTCAAGACCAGTCTCATCGAAACCAGCAGCGCTTACACGGTTAGCAGCGGGAAGCTGATCAATTGCGCCCATAAGAGCCTGAGCGATCTCACGATAAATGAGTTCGTCCATACCATCCATAATGATCTGAGTGAGTTCAGCGAAGTTCACACGACCGTCAAGGAACTCTTCGAAGCCGATCTGAGCGGCTCCGCCGATAGCACTGGTACCAACTTCGAAGCTCTCAGAACCGAGCTTGAAGGTCTCGTATACGCCGGCAAGACCGACACGAGTGATGAACTGCTTAGCGCGAGTCTTACCAGTTCTACGCTTAAATACGGGGCGATCACCCTGAGCAAATGTCTGAATCTCAGCGAACTGGCCATAAGCGTTGATCAAACGATTAGGAACGATATCGTCCATGGTCTGCTCCATGAGAGAGAATACTAGACGCTTATTCTGCTCATAAAGCTCTTCAGTGCCAACAAGAGCATTGAGTTCACTACGAAGAGTCTCGTTCATAGCGCTGTAAGAGAGATTCTCGTTATTATAAGAGAAGTTAGTAGAAGGAGTAGCGTTAGCTACATTCTTCATTAACTGTAGTAAATTAGCCTTATCCATTATTTTAACCCTCCTTTATCAACCAATGCGCTGAACTTTAACGCCAGGCTGTAAGTCAGGCATGGTGTAAACCTTTACAACCACGAATTTAGGATCTTCGTCTCCACCTGTTGCGGTTTTACCTTCATCCTTAGTCAGATAACCATCAGTATCAATTTTGAGCTGATCGCCAACCCTTAGAGAGCCAGCTTCAGCCTTAATTGTATTAGTAGTCCAAATGTCGCCGTTAGGGACAGCGATAACACGAGGAACCATCTTAGTGCCATCTGGCATTAGCTGAGGATAGTTAAAAGTCTCAACTTCCTTCTTGAAAGCAGCGTTGCTACCCTCGCGGACAGCCTCACCAGTATAATCAAGAACGGTCTTAAGATCGGACTTAGTCTGACCGATTGGGCTATAGACACGAGCATTGTAGCGGTCCTTAATCATAGCGAAATCAGCATCAGTCTCGCGATCCTCATAAATCTTTACTTCATTGAAAACCATGCGCCATGGACCTGCACCATCAAAGTCGCAGACACCCTTGGCATAATCGTATTTTACGAACTGGCCATTTTCAAGTAGCTCGATGCTTGCCGCTGCGGGAAGCTGAGCGTACACCTGGCCATTGCGCTTAGCGGACATATGGTTAGGTTCAACCTGGCCATATCCGTAAGTTACAAAAGTAGCGTTGCCTAAACGCTTTGCACTCTTAGCCATATTATTTAATCCTCCTTATAGCTTTTTCGCGGTTTCGCGAACTGCCTTAATCCACTCTGGGACATTATCATCAGCGGGATTTTCAAGATTAAACAATCCCTTGGGCTGGTTATCGTCCTGTTCATTGTTGTTATTAAGGTTAAAGTTGACCTTGTTGCGAACGCAGATAATAGACAGCTTCGCTTCAATGTCATCCAAAGAATAAGTATCAATATGCTCAACAACATCCTTCTTGTCGTCATCGCTCAGCATATAGAAACCATCAATCATGCTCTGCTTTTCCTTGCGGTCCGCAGTCAGCTTGAACTCTCTGAGAGAAGTTACCTCTGTCTCAAGGTCGCTCTTCTCCTGCTTAAGAGTCTCAAATTCGCCCTGAAGAGTCTCATACTTACCAAGTAACTCAGTATACTCAGTTACTTCATCAAGATTGTACTTCTTCTTAGGCTCTTCCTTGTTATTATCGGCAGGCTTGTTGTCGCCGTCCTTTGGCTTATTATCTTCTGGAGCAGGATTGCCTTTTGGATTCTTCTTGTTCTCGTCCTCAGGCTGCTTCTTTGCTTCGAAGTTAGGATCCTCGGGGTTGCCGAGAGTCTTTTTATTCTCGTCCATAGTCTCGTGAGAGCCTCCTTTATTCAAAGTTTTCTGTAATTCAGTTAGCATAGAGAACATCGTAGTTCTAAGTTCTTCCATGTTCTCTAGGGAGAATTCAGTCTTGAATTGTGCGCCCTCAAAACATGGCTCAACTGATTCTCCGAGAATACAAAGTTTTTCAATCAATGCTTCATTGTAAATGAAAAATCTACTACCCGAATTATTATCTTTTGCCCAAAAACCTTTTTGAGTTTCTTTGTTCAGTTCCATAGACTGATTGTTGCCATGCTCGAATAGTCGCTGAGATTCAGGGTAAGCGCTCGTCCAGATGTAACATTCAGTTACAAGATACTCACGCTCAACGCCTTCGTCATCAAACTTCTGGAACCAAACTTTCGCGTCCGTGGGGACGAAACCGTATGGTTTAGTGGTGTCAAGAACCTCGATATTTCCGCCACCCCGCAGAGAAATCTCTTTGTTGTGTCCTTCAAAATCGTTTGTTGCTTGATTAAAATAGCCAACAACAGGAGAACCTGGTAATTTTCTGCCCATCTCTGTTGCAACTTTCTTAGTGATAACAGTTCCATTTCTGTTGGGATTTTGTCCTACATAGCAGACTTTCACCTAACACTTACTGATTAAAGGAGATATTTCAGTCGCATTGATGAATTCCAATGTGTTAGCAATAGGAATACTAATATGCAAGTTCTATCCCTCCTTATGACATGCTTTCACGGTTAGCAATCGTCTTATCACTCTTTGTTTCATCAGATTTCTCTGGGCGACCAGACTATTTCTGTTCCGTTACTTTAGTTATGCTTGAACTTGTCTACTTATTCTAAGAGTTATTCTAATCATTCTAATCTTTTTTGACCAAGCTTCCACTCATTGTACTACTCATCATGGGCGGAATCATAATCTCAGATAGATGTAGAACTTCATTTTCAAATGTTAAAGTAGCTAAAATACTAGATTGAGAATGACCAAGAGCAATTTGCGGCAACATCTTAGGATAGCCCATTTGCGCGTGTTCTTTATATAACTTAGCCAATTCCTTATAATTAAATTGCGTTGTCTCTAGCATTGATACTCTAAACTCGTAGTGACCTTTGCGATTAAACTTTTCTACTATCTTATTCAGCAAATTAGCAAACTGTAAAGGCAGTTCTCTAATACTGGCTTCATCTGTTAAGATAGCATTAGTTACAGCTAAGTTGCCGTCCGCATTGAATAAGTTACGAGAAATACCAGCATTGTTAAATACTGTACGCTCAACCTTTTCAAGGTCATCTGTCGTAGTATTGGAATTACTATCCTTGGTATCAATCTTCTCAATATCAGCAAAAGTAGTAAGCACATCCACACCAACCGCGCGCTTAAGCATCGCGACCGCGTTATTATGGATATCTCTTGCTTCATCTACATCGAAGATTAAGTCACCATTCTTATCAAGTGGTAACTTCTGAATAATAATTTTTAATAGCTATTGCATTGTCTTCTATCTATCTAACTCTTGAGCTTGGTCAAGATCGATAATGGAAGGAATAACTCCAACAAGAGGTGGAAAACAACTATCGTTTAATCCCAGCTTTACTGAAACTGCGGGATCGAGAGGATACCAGCAGCTTAAATCTCCTGGATAATCCCCCTTAAGCTTGCCTTGTTTATATAAGACATAGCCTTGCTAAACATCCTTGGGGAATGTTTTTAGAATTGCCATTCTCTATTGAATATTAGAAAAATAGGCATCAAAGAACTAAAGATTTAGTTCTACGATTGGATCAACTCCAGAATAATAGCGATTACGACAATATGAAGCGGGGAGTTTTTGAATACCAAATCTATCCCCAAAATCTACAAAGATGCCATAGTAGACACCATCTTTCATAATATCGAGAGCAATATTTCCACATAGTCGCTTAACGTCAGATCTATCGAGGTACAGTAGTACCTTTGAGAAGTCACCAAGAATCTTATTTTCTTTTTCCTTAGATACATCTGTAAAGTAAGGAGTTATATACCAGTCATATCTATAAAGAGTAGCTAAGTATTTACACAATCTGTAATAAATACCACTAGACTCAAAGAAATATTCAGAAATCTCTCTTAGTGTCTTGTAATCATGTCGGTAAATAGCATTGAGAACAAAGCCCTTATCGCCGTAGTTTGGGTTGACCTTCTTGTAAGTGCCAAGATTTACGAGTGCATTATCCACGGTACGAATGCCCACCCGCATTTTAGCATAATCACGTGGAGCCATATCTTCTTCGCCCATTAGATTAAAGCCTTTATCTCGTATGTCTTGTTGTCTGCGCTTAAGCAAGGTTTGTCACCTCCTTAATACCCGGCCTTCTGCATTATATAGTCATACGTTAATATATTTTCATCCGTATATGGAATCTCTATTAAAGTAAGACCTTTCAATGCGCAGAATCTCCTCTTTTGATTATCATTATATTTCTATTGATACAATCCTCTATTGCCGCCAAATTTACTGACTGCTTGATAATGCTATTTTCCTTGATACTCAATCAAGAAATCTAGATTGCCATCGTCATCAAAAACGGCAAAGTCAAAACGTAGAGGACGTCCACTAGGGGCTTTCAATCCCGCGAATTCATACTCTTCTTTAAAGTTAATATCATTCGCTTCTAGGATCTCATGTATCTTAATTTCTCCTCTTGATGCTCGCATAGATTAAATCACATCCTCTATCTATTATTAAAAAATCTAATAGGGCTATTATTTAACTATGCCCACTTAACTAATAAACATAAAATCAGCGAAGCGACCTTTCTTTCTCTCGCGTTTACTATCTTCTTCTTGCTTGATATAATATAGACCGTATTCAAAAGCTGAGAATTTATCCTTTGTAATAGATTTATTAGCTTGCTTCAAGATAATATTAACGCCTTCATTTTCCTCGCGCAAATTCAACATTTCATCTCGCAGAATAGAAGTATAAGTGAAAGGTTGTAAATATGCCGCTCTCTCTTCTGGTTTCATTGCTTGACCCTTTTTAGTTCCTAACAACTTGTTCTTCGCAATTCTTTCGTCAATTAAGAACTTTACCTTGCCAGCCCGCATTTGCGTCTATGCATTGCTGTGAGCTTCGGTGTTAATTGGCGCATTAGCTTTAATCTCATAAATAGCATCATATTCCGTTCTATCAGTTCTATACTTCTTATACTCTCCATCATCATCATTCTATACGCCAAAATCAGGGAAGAAATCATCTGTCTCAGGGTCAACTTGAGACTTGACCATATAGTCCATTAGACCAGCGCCCAAACCATTACCGTCGATAACAACGGTCTTAGCCTTGAACTAATAATATAACTTTTTAATTTTAATTGCCTAATCTTCGAAATGCTCGTCGTCCATTGTAAACATATTAACCAATGATTTAATTGCAGGTCCCTAAGACTGTGGTGTAACTTTGAAAACGCAAATTACACTTTGACATTTTTTACGTCCAACGTCCACAGACAAGACATAATAAGCTCTATCAGAAGAGCGACCAGAAGCTTCATACTCTGGTTGTTGTAATTTACGATTACGATCAAATACTTCGCCATTAAAGAACGCATCCTCAACCGTACCGCTCCAGCGAGATTCATACTCTCGATCAAAAGAAGCCTCATTGAAGGTGCCATCCTATTTTAGCTCTTGAACAAAGTTTTTACTTTGCAGACCAACTAATACAGGGATACGCCAAGTACCGCCCATAACAATCGCTTTCTCTGGATCAAGAACCATACGAATCAAAAGTTGAATCAATTTATTATACGGGAAGGTATTCTTCCAGCCTGCGGTAGTGACATAAATTTGACTCTTATTCAAGGTTTCTGCCTCTTGAACAGTACCATCCATACACTCACGATCAATGTTCATTAGAGGAATAAGAACTTCATTCAAAATGGTGCCATCGACACCAACACATTCCTCAATTAGGCCTCCGTGACGACGCTTACCACGAGAACTCTCTCTTGCGGCAACGTTATCAAAGTAAGAACCATTCTTAAAGATATATTTACAATAGTCTTTACCTTCTTGAGTCTTACCTCTTCGCCAGTCAATCTCTCTTTCAAACGCAGGAATCTTCTAACAAATTTCCTAAACCTTTTCTTTAGCAATGCCAGCAGCTTGTTCCTTACCACCAGAAGTAACGAACAATTTACTTCTCGGATACAAAATACATCTACACATTAGTACCATGATAGATAAGAAAGACTTAGAATAGGCACGCGGGAATACCATATATACATACTTGTAGCGCATGGCAGCCCGCAAGAATACTCTTTGATAGAAGAAGAAATTCAATTCCTTCTTACGAGCAAGATCTCCGCCAGTCTAGAGGAAATCTACGAAAATATCAGGATATTCTCTCCAAAAAGCAATGTATTGGCGCGCCGCAGGAATGATTGCCCGCACGCGTTCTTCAGATAAACCAATTTTCTTATTTTTATTGGAGAGGTTTAATAAATCAGCTAATGCCATTTATTTCACCTCCCGTAGATATTCTTTATCCTTCTCAGCTTCCTATTGTTTCATTTCTTCAAATTCTTCATAGTCAGCATCAGTTAATACTTTATCTTCTGGATAATCGTAAATCTCATTATCTTCTTCATCGCCACCATCAACGTCAATCTTAGCTTCTCTTTCCTTATCTTGAGCAATAGCTCTAACAGATGCGTCAATCATGTTACCGAGATTCATTTCTTCTGTAACAAGAGAGTAAGTGTAATGTTGAAGGTCTTGTAAAACTTTATCTACCTTATCCATCGGTCCATCGGTATAATAACGAGGAATAAATCCTTCGCGTTCGCAAATTGTAACTAATTCGCCAATAGAATCTACAAACTCGCCAGATTCAGCTTTATTCTGCGCAGCTGTGAGTTTAGCACTCTTCATCAAGCTATCATACATCTTGATCATCTTCTGCGCACCATCGACATCGCCGCAATCTAGAAGCTAATTAGATTTCAAGGAAGTCTTACAAATCATGATAAGGGTATCTTTCATGCCAGCGCCTTGAATATCATATGAAGCCATCATATCATTATATAATTGCTCCAACCGCACCCATTCCTCTGGGCGATATCCTCGACCCCACTTAAGTCTCAACATTACTTTATCTTCCTCAGTAAGTTCATCTGAGAAGTCATCATCGGCTTCTGAAGGATCGTAATATTCAGGAGTACCTACAGCCTCTTGTGGCTCAGTTAAAATTTTGGGCTTAGGAGGAGTTCTGTCTGTCGCAAGCTCAGTCTCAATCTCTTCACCAGTCATACCTTGCGCTTTCATTTGGTTAATCTTGCGCATACGCTGCCCTTCTTCAAGAGATTCTGTATCTGCCCAAGAATACTGGCTCCATTGCTTCAGCTTCATCTTCGATAGGTAACGGCCAATAATAGTTAATCCAGTTACCTTCTTTGGGTCTTTACCATATTTCTCCAGTAAAGCATCCCATTCTTCTTTAATATAAGGCACATCAATTTCTTGTAAAATCCATTTATATGTTTCTGGGTCCCAGTTATCGACGTGCATGGTTAAACATTTCTTGCAAATATCCATCTTTCCATCAGGCGGATATTTCTCTACATTCTTAGAAGTGTAGAATTCACTATCATTCATAGTCTTTCCGCACTTCTTGCAAAAATGCTGTCCAGCCATACGAATCAACCTCTTTTCTTATTACGGCATTTCTTACAAATAGAATACCAATTATCTTTACTTGTCTTATTCTTTGAAAAGAAAAGATTGTTCGCTGGCTTAATTTGCCCACACTTAGAGCATTTTTTCATGGGATATCCACGCTTGGTGTACTCCCAAATTAAGAAATCTTCTTTAGCCTATTCCGCAATTACCTTCGGAATCTTATTGCGCCATAGGCTAGAAATATATTCTACGCTATAGGTTTGATGAAATTCTTCGTCAAGTAATTTTTGAATCTCGCTATTTGGTTTACCATCAATTTTCCACTCAACAATTCTATCATAGATAGGATAATCAGCAAGAGCCTTAGTACATAATTTATCAAAGTCTTGCATTAAGTACCAAGTATCTCCATCAAACTAATCCCAACTATCTTCCTTGAGTTTAGAATAATTACATAAAATAGCAGATACTACTTTAGTATCCATTAATGAAATGCCATCTACAACGATTTCAGAACCATCCAAATAACTCTTATCATCAAGAGATAGCGATGTCCTAGTAGATCTCGTTAATCGACACGGAATAATTGGCTTCTAATAAGCCTATTTAATAATATATTGATCTTTCCGCATTTCGATTAACGCTTTCTTCATCATAAAAGCAGTCTTACCAGAGGCGTGCTTCGCTGCTGCTTCCCAAGCGTTTATAGTATCTCGCAGTTGTTTCAAACAGGGGATTGTCTCTAAATCTTTATCTGTAATCGAAATCTTCGGTTGAAAAATTACATTCTTATTTTCATTAACTAAATTATAAATACCATCTTCGCCGTTCTCTAACTAACTAACAAGACCCTCGAAAGAACATTCTCTCTTGTTTACCGTAGTCATACGGTTATCTGTCAGTATATTGCGTTCTTTTCGCTCTTGCTTTTCCATGCAGAGAACAAGATAATTACCTAAAATTTCAAGATACGCGGGACTAATATCCGGCGTTTCCGCAATTATCTTTTCAACTAGCGCTTTACGCTCTTCTGGAGACTCTAGAGTATAATCTAATTTAATCACACTTGTCATCTCCTTTATGCTTATATAATAACAAAAAAAAACTGGTATGTCAAATCTATTTGACCAAATTAAATTATTTTGTTATAATAATAATAGAAAAATAATAAAGGAAGTATTTCTTATGAACTTTTGCGACATTCCAACTGAAGCGTTCCCTGAAGGCGCATAGTTCTATCATAATATAACCGTGATAGTAGTTTCTATAGCTGAAGATATATGGGATGAAGATTTTGACTCTATTTGGTATCTTGACTAGTTAACCGCACAAGAACAAAAAGCAATCCTATTCTTCAAAGAAGAAAGAGAAATTATCAACGATGCTGATGTAGATGCTTTCTATGATTGCGATGATGAACAAGAGTGCGATTGGTTACTAGATTATTATGAGAATTGCATAGTCGAAGTAGATCCAGATGGAACGGTTTCATGGTATGAAGGAGAATTTTAATGAATCAAATTAACATAAAAGAATATTTTAAAACAGAGAAGGAGAAATTGCGGCTGGCCGTTATTGAGCATGATTATGAGCCTCCTTCTCTTACGATTGTAGATGCTACAGATGGCGACGTCGGCAATCAGATTTATATTAAAAAGAAGATTGAAGATTTTGAATCTGTGGGGTGGCCTGTGAAGGTTGTTAGACCGAAAGATAAGTTTGATTTACGTTATCTATTAACCTATGATGGTCTTGAGACAGATTGCGTAATTGTCCAAATGCCAACGGCAGAAAGATTTGATTTCGACATTGAAGATATTCCATCGTACTTTGATTGTGATGGTTTGACTAAGAATGCTCTTGTTCTTCCCGCCACTGTTCGAGGTATTATTGATTATCTTGATGATTGTGGTTTTGATTATACAGGTAAAACTGCTGTTGTTCTTGGTAGAAGCGATATCGTCGGTAAACCTATGGCAAAGGCTTTGTTAGATAGAGATATGACTGTTTCCGTTTGTCACAGTAAAACGAACTATGGAGATAAAGAATATCTTCTTCATAACGCAGATCTGGTAATCTGTGCTACTGGACAGCCGCAGTCTATTCATAGAGAACAGTGCGAGTCTGCTATTGTTGTCGATGTCGGGATTAGCCGACTCAATGGCAAAATTGTTGGAGACTTCGTAGAGGACGAAAATAATATTGTCGGAGAAGCTTGGTCTACTCCAGTTCCCGGCGGTGTTGGTCTATTAACAAGATTGGGGTTGATGAAAAATTGTCTAGATCTCAAGGTATTGTAATTGGTAATATAGGAGCAACTATTTTAGACCTAGAAACAGAATTTGAACGAGCGAGAATTATGATTTATCCTCTTGGTGATTGGTTACATAATAAAATTTCTCGTCAAGAATATAAAGAAAAGATGGCTATTTATCGAGATAAACAATCTCAATATGTAGCTAAAAGACTCTTTGAAATCTATGGATTTGAAATCGCTCAAAAGTATAAGCCAAATTATGTAAAAGATTTTATTCCTTGTATGGGAGCAGATGGGCAATGTAATTTATGTTGCAAGAAGTTTGGAAAATGCCAAGAATAAAAGTTTACACACTATATTTGAAAAATAGGGCAGAACCAATATCCAGTTCTGCCCAACATCATTTCATTCTAAGGAGGCCGCAATAAAAATGGAAAAGCATTTCAAGCAATTGATTATCGCAAGACGTGATTTGAATATGTCACCTGGCAAGTTAGCTGCGCAAGTATCTCATGCATCTTCTGCTTTCCTCATTGAGATGATTAGAGATTCTTGGCCAGAGAAAGCGCAAGGTTTTTATCAAGTAAATTATAGACTGGACGAAGATATTTACGACAACTGGATCAACGACGGAGTAACCAAGGTAGTATGTGGCGCCCGCAATAGAGGAAAATTAGAAAAAGCCATTGAGAAAGCTAAAGAATTAGGCATGATTGAAGGTATCGATTACTTTCCTATTGTTGATGCTTGCAGAACTGAGTTGATTCCAGAGTCCCCGCAGGGGACTTTGACGTGTGTAGGATTTAGACCTATGGAGGCAGAGAAGATTGATGAAATTGGGAAAGATTTTCATTTGTATTAACATCTTAGTTCTTTCTCTTTTGATGTTGACTGGATGCACGGAGAAATGGCCTAGAATTATTTATCAAAATACTAGTTACAGATTTGACGAGTATAATCGTACTATTGTTTTAGATGATGGCTATGTATTAGATGGTGGCCATAGTTATGATATTATAGAAACGGAAAATGGCTATGATATTATTAAAGAACAATACTATAAAGAGATTGATAACTCCATTACCAACACCACTATTCATGCCTGCGAGAGCATTGAAGCTCGGACCCCGCAATACCAAAATAATTATAGCGTAACACCAAAGGATAGTGTCTCTTGTTTATTTTCTTTAGAAAATAAGGATAATGTAGCTGTTCTTAATTTTGCTAGTTATAAAAAACCTGGTGGGCTATACTTCCAAGGAGTAGAGTCGCAGGAAGAAAGCTTATGCCTAGAATCAACTCTACTTCCAGTTATCGAAGCTTTTAAACCTACTTATTATACATGGAATAATAAACACTTAAACAGAGGGATATATCTAAATAGAGCGTTATATTCTAAGGATATACTCTTTGAGCGAGAGAGACAAAAGGTATATGCTGACGTAATTACCTACGCGGGAGTTGGAGACAAAGAGTTGCGTGAAGCTATGCTGGATAGAATTAATTTTATGTTAAGCGTTGCAGAAGAGCATGGAGTTCAAACTTTAATTCTTGGAGCATGGGGATGTGGAGTCCAGAAACTGTGGCGGAATTATTTATGGAGGTAAAAGGAAGATATAATATTATATTCGCCGTTCCTGGGTTATTTGAATATAACTACATGGTTTTTAATAGGGTGCTTTCGTAATTCGAAAATGAAAATGGTTTTCGAGATTTTAATGGCGTGGGAGAACGAGTTTGTGAAAATTTTCACGCTTTTTCCCGAAATACACGCCCCCGTACTGTCGTACTTCATCACGCTAAAGCACTACAGTTGAACAGCCACCCCTACTTTAGTTAGCTAAAGCGTCTGTCGCTATTAGTATGTACCGCGCGCGTAAAGAGGAATTGGTCAATCTGCACAACAGGATCGGCACTCACTTGTGCAGATTGACGAAACGCAAAAACTTGCAAAAAAGTTGTTGACAAGCAAGCACGGCTATGCTATTCTATGCTTGCAAGGCGGGAAACACAAAACCACTTGCAAAAGAACCTTGAAAAAAATCAAAAAAAAGTCTTGACAAGCAAGACAGCTTGTGCTACAATGTAGTCACAAGGCAAGGGAAACACAAAAACAGTTAATCAAAAGAAAGTGAGTGTATTAAAATGACAAAAGTAGAAATGGCTCGTACCCTTCAGCGTATCCGCAAGGTGCAGAACGACATGGACGCTCTCAAGCGTGAGCTGGATGACCTCAAAGATACCGTAAAGGCGGAAATGGTAGCGACTGGCGAACACAAGGTAGAGGCTGGCGGCTGTATCGCCACCTATCAGGAAGTCACCAGTAACCGCTTTAATAGCTCTGCGCTAAAGGCAGAGGACAAGGCTACCTATGACAAGTATGTGGTAGCCAGCACCACCGCAAGACTGACCGTGAAGTAAGCCACTCAACCACCATAGGACTGCCTGTATAGGCAGGCAGTCCTAACCTTAGAACAAAAGAAAGAGGTATTATTATGGAGTTCATCAAGTATTTCACTAACCCACAGTTCGATAACGCCAAGTTCGCAGATATGCTGCGCCTGAAAATGAATGTGCGTGCCAAGGCAGTAGAGGATGGTGTCATCCTTGACCGTGATGCTTTTAACGCTATGAGTGCCGCTCTCATGCCTAACTGGGCATGGCTGAATAAGCAGAGTATCAATAGTCCTCTGCATACCAGACCCGCAGACCCGGCGGAATGGCCAGAGCTGGCCCATGCCTATCGCTACTTGCTTGCCATAGTGTTCGATGACAAGGACGCTTGCCAGCTTGAGCAGGCAGACGGGCTTGAGTACATCAGCGAACAGGCAGACATGGTTGCTGGCTATTGGCGTAAAGAGGACGGCTTCTATGGTGTGGCTGTCATTGATAACGACACTGGCGAAATCATGCACATGGCAGACTGAGCGCGTAGCGCTCTATAACGGGCGCTCTGCGGGAGCGTGGAGCGCCCAACCCGCAAACAAAAGAAGGGAGTATTACTATGACTTATAATGAATTTCTGAGCCGCTTCTGCGGTTGCCACGAGGATGAGGTCGGCAATCGACCCTGTGATAACGGCTGTATGTGCGACAAGTGCATGACGCCGGAGCTTGAGAAACTGTGGAAAGAGGTGCGGGATAATGCGTAAAGTAGCAAAGGTAACGCTGTATAGCGTATGTCTGGCAGTCCTATTGTGGTTTTTCCTCTCATGGCTTGACATAGTATGGGATAACCGTGAACCCAATCCGCACAACAGCCCATATAATGTCTTTATCCTTATGACGCAACAAGAGGAAAAGACAGAAGAGCCTACCGCAATAGAGGGAACTTGCGGAAGTCCGCTTACCGATCAGACAAGGCTGGCAACCGCAGTCATAACCAACATTGACGGCAACACGCTTACTCTTGTTACGCTTGAGGATGGCGAGGAATGGACAGTCGAAGTTGGATACGGCGAGAACTTCTCAACAGATGACTATCTGTGCGTGTTCTTCGATACCATGGGAACTGACTCAATCTATGATGACGAGGTTGCCAAACTCTGGAAAGAGGTCTGGTAAATATAGGGTGGAGAAATCCACCCTATATTTTTGTGCATTTTTCATAAAGATATTTTCGCCGGCGCGCTGGCGACCGCGGCGCGCCGAGTTTTGCGTTTGTGTAAGTTGCACAAATTTGGAAGTGAAATTTTGGTATAGGCAAGTTGCACAATCAATCCCGAAATCTTTGTGCAATTTGACAGTTGACAATCCCTTGTACTTGTGGTACAATGGTATCATCAAAAGAAAGGAAGTGCTCCAACATGGCTAATCGCATTGGATTTACTGACACCCTCACTGGCAAGGAAACTGTCTGCGGGACTTGGGCAAAAACGACTCTCGCAGTTATTCAGCTTTCCGTTTCACATAACGACTGGGCGAGATTTCTTCCATTCTGTAATGGCTGGAATCTTGACTACCCGCAGAAAGATGAATGTCCGATTGAGTATCGGGCGAGAATGATTGATATGGCCATCGGTCTCCAACTCATTTGAGTTGGAGACCCCGGAGAAAGGATTTGAGATTATGTTACCGAGAAGACATTGCGCATACGACATTACCACCGGCGAAATCCTCTGCTGTGATCGCGGAAATCAGCTCAAGCGTTCGGTTGCCCTGACTAAGAAAGTCAATAAGGAAATGTTCGGAGTTGCCGGACAGTGGCGGTTCTGCCACGACTTCGGCAAGAAGTGGAATAAGAAAGGAGTGCCTACCAGATGAAGAACTACCTGTTCTATGATGAAGAAACCGGCGAGTATTTCTTCGTTCAAGAAGTCAACCTGTGGAAAGCTAACCAGACCGCGCATCTCTTCTTTCAGCGTCCCTTTTACAAGTGTTCCATGAGCGACGCAGAGGCTGAAATGTACGGATACGATACCTACTAAGAGAAAGCCGGTGATGAACCGGCTTTCTTTACTTTTGGTAAAATTTTTGATATAATAATTACAGAAGAAATGAGAAAGGAGAATTTTCTAATGACGCTAGAAGTGCTGAAAGCGCTGGCTGTCATTCTGGAGTTCTGCATGAACCAAGATTCTTGCAAGAACTACCCAATGGCCCAGTTCTGCTAGAAGATGCCATGTGAGTGGTAATCTAATTCCTTTCGGCAAAATGCCGCGGCTCCCGTCTGGAGTCGAATTTTCGCACAAGCTAGGTCTATAGAAATAAAAAACTAAAATGGCTGAATCTACTTATTCTAGAAAATTAGATGCAATGGGAAGAATTATGATTCCTGTTCGACTTCGTGATCAGCTCGGACTTATTACAGGCCGAGAGTATTCATTCGAGGTCCGTTAGATCGACGGCCGCAATTACATTTGTATTGATTGTGGTTTGAATACTGAACTGGAAGAAGCTATGAAACTTGTCCAAAATGCTGGACTAAAAGTTGTGAAAACTGACGATTGACAAACCATGCTTTCTATGGTATACTTAAACCATCAAAAGAAAGGGGAAAAATAAATGTTTATTCTTTTGGTTCTTCTGGCTCTCGTAGTTTCATTCCTTATCACAGCGGGCCTTGTTTGGCTTCTTTGCTGGCTTCTTCCCGCTATTGGGATTGTAGCCATTGGCACTTTCACTATCGTGTTTTCGTGGAAGTTGGCTCTGGCTATTTGGCTCATTATTGCACTTTTGCGCTCCATTTTTTCCTTCGTTAGCAAAAACTGAAAGGAAGTTATAAAGATGGATTTGAACACCGATTTTAGCTACATGACCGATGGAGAATTGGACGAACTCATTTCCCGGATAAAAGAAGCAAGGGAACGGCGCTCAGAAAGCCGAAAGACTGATCTCTGGAATAACATCCGGCGAGCCGTAAATGACTATACCATGGACTTTGGCATGATTGAGCTTTTTACCGAGGATCACAATTTTACATTGGATGCTGATGCTTTTAGCATCCCCGGTGAAATCAATCCATTAGACTAAAATAAAAAACTACCCAATTTTGGGTAGTTTTTTATTTACTTTGCCTATTGACAATTCCAAAGCTTTGTGATATAATTGGGCGGCGCGTTGTGGGCCACCGCGCGCCGAGTTTACGCAAGAGTATTATTACACAAATTTTTCGTTGCATTTTTGTGCAATTTGACGATTGACAGCTTTCCCGAAAAGTGCTATACTGTTTACAGAAGTTAAGAGAAACACCCCTTGAACCTTGAAAAAAAGATTTGAAAAAATCGAAAAAAACTCTTGACAGCAAGCGCAAAGTGTGCTATACTAAGTACAGAAGTTGAGGGAACGATGGTAAACCTCAATCAATAGAAAGGATTTGACAAGATGGAAAAAATTGATAAGCGCAAGCACTATGTTTTGGTACTTGATACCGAAACTGCCAACACTATCCAAGACGGCGATAGTCTGGATATGTCCAATGTCCTTGTATATGACTGCGGTTGGGCGGTTGTAGATACCAAGGGCAATATCTACGAAACCGCAAGTTATATCAACCGTGACATTTTCTGCGAGGAACGCGACCTTATGCGGACGGCTTACTATAACTGGAAAATCCCCCGCTATGTCGAGGAACTGCGGGCAGGTAGCCGAAAGATGGCAAGCACCTACGAAATCCGCAAGGCTATGCTGGACACTATCGAGAAGTGGGGTATTAAAGAGGTAGCCGCCCATAACGCCCGCTTTGACTATAACGCTTTGAATATAACACAGCGTTACACCACCGCAAGCCGTTTCCGGTACTGGTTTCCATTCGACAGCGTGGAGATCTGGGACACAATGAAAATGGCACAAGATGTTATCTGCAAAATGCCCACTTATAAGGCGTTCTGTCAAGAGAATGGCTATGTGCTGAAAAATGGTGCTTGCCGTAAGACTGCCGAAATCCTGTGGCGCTTTATCTCCGGTAATAACGAATTTGAAGAAAGCCACACCGGGCTGGAAGATGTGCTGATTGAAGCGGAGATTATGTTCTATTGCTTCCGACAGCATAAGCCCATGCGGAAAGCCCTCTTTGAGAACAAGAAAGAATATCCGCCTATGACAGAGTTTCAGCGAGAGTTTTCCGCAAGTTTGCGAGAAATGCCGGTAATTAGGTTTGGGGAGATTTAATCTCCCCAACCTTGAAAAAAGGGGTTGACAAATGAAAAGTAATCTGCTATAATGAATGTATCAAAAGAAAGGAAGCGATAAGATGAAAATGATTTGCTTCGATATGGACGGCACAATTGCTGACCTGTATGCCGTTCCTAACTGGTTAGATAAACTACGGGCAGAGGACGCAAGTCCTTATGCAGAAGCCGCTCCCATGTGGGATATGAAAGCTCTGCGAGAAGTCCTCTTGAAGCTGATTGATAAGGGATATGAAATCCGCATTATTAGTTGGTTGAGCAAGGACAGCACCGAGGAATATAAAACCGCCGTCCGCAAGGCAAAAAGAGAGTGGCTTGAGAAGTATAACTTCCCTGCTGATAAATGCCACTTTATCGCCTATGGCAGAACTAAGGCTGACTGTATCCGCCGCGTTGCAGATGCTCCCGCAGTTCTGATTGACGATAACAAAAAGGTGCGGGACGGGTGGCATTTGGGCGAGTCAATCGACCCCACAAAGGTAAACCTGCTTGAAGTCCTTTCCGCTCTTGACTGAGCGGAAAGGCAGAAAGGAAAAATAATGAAAAAGACCGTATGGTTTGAGTTTATGAACGCCGACAGCAAAGCCGCCGCGATTGAAGTTATCAAGCGCATGGGGTGGGATATTGACGCCGAACATTTGACAGAGGACGGCGGACATTCGGTCACATTCCCAGACAAGGACGAAAATCTGTTTGAATTTTTGGATATGTGCTGGACCTAAGAGGGGCGTTGCCCCTCTTTTTTCGTCAAAATGCACAATGCCCTCTTCAACGGCCGCTGGCGCACGCAGCGGGCCGAATTTTCATTATACACCACCGCTAGCAAAAAGTCAATCGGCAAACTGCACAAAAAATCATGCCTCGGATCTCCCGAAATTGTGCAACTTTTTGAAAGAAAGTTCTTGACTTCCGGCGCTTGCGGTGGTACAATGTAAGAGAAGTTAAGGGAGGGACGCCGAAAGGCTTCCAAAAAGATTTTGAAAAAATCGAAAAAACCTCTTGACAAACTCCGCAAGGCATGATATAATAAGTACAGAAGTTAAGGGAAAGCGGTTCTTGAAACGGCGAAAAGCGACAGTCAAGAAACTTCCGAAAAACTTCAAAAAACCTCTTGACAAGCCAAGCGAAAAGTGCTATAATAAAAGCACAAGGAAACCCAATGAACCTTGAAAAGTCAATATCTTATCTCGGTATCAAACTTCCGAAAGTTTGAAAAGAAGTTCAAAAAACCTCTTGACAAACCGCCGAAAGTATGATATAATAAAATCACAAAAGGACAAGGACAGTCCTAAAAACCAGAAAGGATTTGAATATGGAAAAGACCAACAAGACTCGTATCACCAAGGCTATGCGTTTCGAGGACATTAAGGCTATGCTGGACGGTCAGCCCGTGACCTATGGCACGACCACCGAGGACGCCGTGGACTTCATCGAGCATGAGGTGGCTCTGCTCGCCAAGAAGAACAGCGGTGAGGACAAGAAGCAGACCAAGACCCAGCAGGAGAATGAGGGCTATAAGGCGCTCATCCTGGAGTTCCTTGCCACTCTGTCTGATACTTCGGCTGGTGTGACCTGCACCGAGATTATCAAGGGCGTGGCGGAGTTCGAGGGCTTCAGCACTCAGAAGATTTCCCCTCTGGTGCGTCAGCTCATGGTGGCCGATGAGGTCACTAAGACCGAGGTCAAGGGCAAGGCTCTGTTCCGTCTCGCCTAAGCCCCATAGGGGAGAGGGGTAAAACCCTCTCCCCTCCAAAAGAAAGGAAGTGGTTATTATCGCCCAGCGAGTGACAGACGCTGAACGCCTTGAGCGTATCAAGCGAGTGTTTCCAGACGAGGAAGAAGCGCAAGATATTCTCGCCTATGATAAGGCGGTAGAAGCAGGCGAAAAAACAGAATATGACCTGCCGCCTGATAAGCTGAAAGCCGCACAAAAGTATGCCCATGCAGGAACGCGGAAAGCGCCCACAGCGTACAAGTTCACCAAGCGAGAACGCAAGCCTAACGCAACCAAGGGGGGCATTATTGCGGAGCTTGCGGAGTTCATGGAACACAACAGTAACTTTGATGTTTCTAACCTTGCTATCACGAACAAGGAAAGACAGATTTCCTTTATGGTAGGCGGTGAAACTTTCGAGTTGACGCTTGTGCAAAAGCGCAAGCCGAAAAGCTAATAAGGATAGGGGGGGGGCGGATAACCCCTATCCGCCCTTCCAGAAAGAGGGGAAAGCATACGGCAAAGCGACCTAAAGAATTTTTATATGTCGGTCATTATATCGACAGGGACGGCAATTTCATTCTCAAGGTAGGCACTACAAATGACCTTGAGCGCCGCCGTAAGGAACATAACCGCAACTATAAAAAAAGTCCCAACTACACCATGCCGCCGGGCGGTGAGTTCGTCTATGACTTTTCGCTTCCTCTTTCCAAGTATAACACCTTGAGATATGAGGATAAGACCCGTCAAAGGTGGCAGGACGAGGGCATAGGCGAGTTTGTCAGAAATGACAGATTTTATTGCAAAAAGAAACCCAAAACCGTCAAAGTGACGATACGCAAAACCTACGAAATCCCGCTCGATTGAGCGGGATTTCTTGTGCATTTTTCACAAAGACATTTTCACCAAAAATCAAATGAGATTTTTGTATAAATTGCCTATTGACAACCGAACGGAAATGTGGTATAATGGCGGGCCGGTCGCGGGCGACTCGGCCCGAGTTTTACCGATCGGAAGCATATGCAAAATTTTTGTTCAATCTAGCCGACTTTCATATGGCTTCTCGTTTTCCCGAAAGTTTGACATTCTAGTCCAATTTTATTTTCAAACCACCATTGACTCATATTTCTAATTTCATTTGGCATATAGCCCACTCCACTTCCGTGTAGCTAACAAAATTTTAGTTGCTCATAGCGAACCTCCTGCGTTGCCGATCGGGTCCAGTTTTTCATATCAAAACAAGAGAAAAGATAATAAGAGCGGAGATCCAGTTAATCCGATCGGGTCCGCAATTAGAAGACTATTCTCCAGCTCTGTTCCTCTTGATTTTTATAATAAAATATGTTATTATATTAAAAAAAGATATAAAAACGCCTCGGTTCTAGCTTAAAATTGCTAAAAACGAGACAAAATAGCGTAAAAATCTAAGCTTTTTGATTTAAAAATTAAGAAAACGCACTTTAAATCCATCAAGTATTCATATTTCCTACTTCAAATTCTCTGTAGCCAACTACATAAATGCTATTACCTAGCAAAAATCCATACCGGAGAGAAAATTTTTGGACTAATTTCCGATCGGGTTGGCATATATTAAAAAATATTATATAATATATATAGAAATTAAGAAAGGAATTGGCTCTTCCCCGTAGAAGAACTATGGTGATAAAACATGGATTTTGAAGCTATGATTCGAGATGCCCAGAAGAATGGACTGACTATTGATGACATCGCAAAGATGTTCTCTAAGACTCTTAACGCGGTCCAGCAGGAGGATCAAAAGAAGAAGGCAATCGTGGACGCCCGCACTGAACTGATCGAGCACATGAAGGATCAGTTTGAGACCGCTGTTTCTAAGGGCCACCTTGATTGCACTGACGCGGCTGCCCTGTATACTCTTACTATGGCAGAAAAGTATCCCGATTGGACTGCTGAAAATATCAAGGATTATTTCCAAATCATTAAGCTGAACGCGGAGACTACCGCAACTATGGTCGGTAAGGAACCAGATGAGCTTCTCCAGGTTCTCCTGGACAAGGTTGATAATCTCTTTGATGCCGTTCCTAAGAGCAAGGATAAGAGCGACAATGAGAAGATTGCTGATTTCCTGCGGGAGATCGGTCTGTAAGAATCAAGAGCAAGAATAAGAGAGGGTTAATACCTCTCTTTTTTTATATATAAATTGCGGGAGCCAGGGTAGCGATCTCGGCGATGGGGAATTAAGGAAGGGTTACTTGGACCCGATCGGCACCCAACTTCACTATTTTAGCTATTCCATACTATTCTTTATAGTATTATGACTCTCTTTCTCCATAAAGCTAAAGTTTTCTTCTTTGTCCTCTACCTTTAAAATCTAAAAGCTCTCCTCTTGCCAGTAACTTCTCTAACAAAACAAGTTCCTAATTCCATATATCTCTATGGATCATAAAAAGCTTTCTATCTATTACCACTATGTAATAACGCTTTAGCAAAACCGCGGCCGATTTTTTACAAATTTGCGTTAGCAAATTTGTAAAAATAAGAGACAATTTATGCAAATTTACTTGTAAATTTGTAAAATTGTAAGATATAAGATAGATTTGTACAAATAACGTAATTTTACTATCATTTTTACATTATTTGTACTATCATTGTAAAAATAATTTATGCAAATTTACATAAAATTATCATTTTTTCTATTCTTCCAGCCCGCACTCTTATCAATAGTAGACTTAGAACACCCCAACTCATTAGCAATTTCTTCAGCAGTCTTGCCTTGTCTTGCTAATTCATAAATCTGCTTATCGTCATACTTTTTCTTGCGGCCTGCAGTTTTGCTCATTTCAAGCTTCTTCTCGTACTCTACAACACTATTATTGATACGACCTTTAACCATATTCACTAGAGAACATACAACAGGATCATCATCATATAAAGTATCTCTCTTAGTTCCAAAACGTACAATATCCGCAATTACCTTATCTTGTATCTCTGTAGGTAGAGTATCAATATTATCTAGCCACTCACCTCTCATAATAAAGGTATCAACCATTATGGCTCCCCCTCTCCAACTCTCTTTGAATTGAATCAAAGGCAGCCAAAAAGTCCGGACTAGCATCATAGACCCAACAATTATAATTAGGATGTTGTGGATTCTTCATTTCTGTAATATAGTGGAATCCATTTTGTTCCAATGTAATATGTATTCTTAAGGAATAAACAATCTTAAAATTTGTATTTGGCATTTTATTAACTCCTTATTCTTGCTTAAAGATATCAGTATCTTTCAGATATTCTTTAAGAGCAAGACGAATTAATCCAGAGACAGTCATTCCTCGCTCTTTACAATATTTAACTAAGAGTTCCTTTTCTTCTTCAGAAACTCGCATCGCAATTTGTTGCGCCATTCATATCACCTCTACTCTATTTCATTTTTATTATAGCATAATTATCACCGTTTGTCCAACTTTTTAAACATTTTAGACAAAATAAACAACTCTTTCCTGCGGGATGGCAATTTTATCCCCAAATTTTTTGCCAACCCACATACTCTTTCGTCTTATCCTCGTATCTTTCGTAATAATACCAACCTTACCGCCCTATTAGAAATTATTATAATTATATGTTATTATATTTATATAAGAAAGGAGAGGAAAAAAGAAATGGTAAATACGCTTGAACTTCGCGGCATTGAGACTTACTCGCCAGAGATTCAAACCTTCTTACGAGAGATCGAGAAGTCTTTCCTGCAGGTGCTCAATAACTGCGTTCCCGCAGATCGGCAAGAGAAAGAAGCTATCCAGTTGCGGGATACGGTAGAGGGCATCGGCAACTGTCTCGAAATGCATTGCGCTCCCGGCGAAGTGTTTAACTGTTTTTCTTGCGGAGCTTTCAAGGAAGCTTACCATGCTTCTGACTCTATCGTGGTAAAGTTCTGCTCAACTGACAACGAAGCTAAGAGAGAGCAGGCTCTTCTCGCCGCAGCGGAGGAAGCTAATATTCTGGAGCTGTTCGTGCCTACATTTTTCCATCAGCCCCTGTTAATCTGCCTGTCACTCAACTCGATGATACAAATTCTTCTCGATATACCTATGACTCCCACTATCATACATGGTGCCAGAACCCCGATATTGAAGCCTTCGAGTTAAATTATCTGGAGATTCAACCTATTGTTGTCCCTGCTTCTCATGTTGCTTATGAGAATATTGTCTGGGACGAACAAGGCGAGGTTATTCCGGGTATCTCCACGACTGTCGTGCGGCGTATTCCTACGCGTAATCTCACTTGGCTAAAGTCTATCGTTGAGAATTATGGTAAAGAGTTCTTCGAAAAGTTCGCTATCTTTTGTGACGATCGGCATATTTGGGACTTGCACGAAGATAATATTGGGTTCTTGCGGACGCCCGGGGCCGAACTCCCTATCATCCTTGATTGGATGAGCGACTAAACAAAAGGAAGTAGAGAGGGCCTTCACCCCTCTCTTTTCTTTGGACAAAAAAGATTAAATATTAGTGCTTCAAAGTTAAATACAATAGGAACCTAATAAGAATCACAAAGGAGCGCTAATAAATGAAATATAATTTAACAGGATAGCGTTTTGGTAAATTAACTGCTTTATTTGAATAGCCAGAACGTAAAAATAGAAAAATTGTCTGGCATTGTAAATGTGATTGCGGAAATGAGTGTGATGTAGTATCTAGTTATCTCGTTTCTGGTCACACGCAATCGTGCGGATGTTTACAAAAAGCTAGAACAAGTGCAGCTGCCCGCAAGGGAACAGATCTAACAGGACAAAAATTCAATAAATTAACCGTCTTAAAACGAGCTAATGATAGCGCTAAATGGATTTGTTTATGTGATTGCGGAAATCTTACAGAGGTAACAACATCACACTTGCGGTCTGGCCATACGAAATCATGTGGGTGTTTAAAGATTGAATAGGCGAAAAGCAGGCTTATTGATTTAACAGGCTATAAAACTGGTTTATTAACAGTAATAGGGCTTGATGAAGAAAAATCGACTCCTGATGTTAAATATTGGCTATGTAAATGCGAATGCGGTAATATTATATCTGTAAGTAGAAGTGCTTTATTACGAGGTGATAAAAGTACATAGTCTTGTGGTTGTATAAGATTGTCGCACGGTGAAGAAAAAATTAAAGCAATCCTTACTAAACATAATATTCAATTTGAACAAGAAAAAACCTTTCCCTCATGTATTAATCCGCTCACTAATAGACCTTTACGGTTTGATTTCTTTGTAGATGGGCAATATCTCATTGAATATGATGGAGAACAGCATTATAAATAGGTAAATATTCACTGGGAACCATTAGAGAAAGTCCAACAACGAGATAGAATTAAAGACGCTTGGTGTAAAGAGCATAATATCACGCTAATCCGCATTCCCTATACTAGGCTAAATACTTTAACCATCGAAGATTTACTACCGAAAAGAGGGCGTTAACGCCCTCTTTTATTTTTTTATATATTTATAGTATAATAAATATATAAAAACGAAGAAAGGAGAAGTTATGGAGAATAGTCATATATATGTTTCAGATAGCGACCGTCAATATATTCTTGCTAAGGATGATATTATCAAGATATCTAAATTATATGGTTCTCGTTTTATTATCATAACAAGTAAGATAGCACCGGCTATAACTTTAGAATATAAAGATGCAAAAGCCGCAGAAGCTGCTTATGAAGATTTAATGCTTCAATTATGTAATCTACATACTTAAGGAGATAGAACTATGAAAACAGTATTCGCTTATGAAGTTGTTCTATATGATACCGATCAAGATAATCGCGGTCACTTCTTCATTACCTCTGGTCTGAGTTTTGCTGATAACTTTGGAGAAGCTGCCGCAATCTTAGAGTCTACTTATGGAGAAATGCTCAAGAGTATCAAGAATCTTAAATTTGTCCATGATGATCAAAATGTTATCACTCTTCCTCGTGATATCATTCGTGACTACATTAATGGAGGAAAATTTGCCACTGAAATCCCTTGTAATAGCGAAGGTCAAGAATTAACGACTATGAATCAGGATGCAAGTAAGGCTAATGATAACTGATAAGAAAGGATTGGTGCTGTTATATGAGAACTGCCGTCATTTCCGTGTCTCTCCATTCCAAAACCTTCGAGGATCGCTTTCCTATTGACTCTGAAACAAAAGAATATGAGATTGCGGACCGGGCGTTTCAGCTGGCTCTGATGTTCGTTCAAACAAGAGCCATTGCAGAGCGTGGCCGCAAACCTTCCGGGTACGAATTCGGCAAACTACTCGAAGAAACTGAGTACGATTATAAGATTGAGGAGGTTAAGGATAATGAAGCTTGAGGACTACAAAGCTTGGTTGCTTCAGCATGGCGAAATTAAAGAGGAGTATGAGCGCCCCTATAATCCTCAATGTGATCCGCCTGAGTATGAAAATGGCAGTTACTTTCTAAGCTATGACCTGATGTATGCGGGACGGCCCTATGCAGGCTTCGCAGTTGGCGATGTAACCGCCTTAGCTTGCTATAAGTATGTCTATAACGAATCCAAAGCCTATCTGGAAAAGAAATTGAAGTGTCTAATAAAAGAAGAGTAAATACCCGTAAGAGATTGATAGACTACCTCTATCAATCTCTTTGTATTTTTATAAAAAATATATTATAATATATATAGAAAGTGAGGGAGATAGTAAATGGAAGTAAAAATGATGCCTACGGTTAGCTCTTATGACCTTGAGGAAGCAATTAAGCAGCAGTATGACTTGGATGTAGAGATCCCAACTCTGCTGTTCCCAGAAGATTTCATGAATGATTGCTTCAAGGAGTATGCCTACAAGGATACTCGTGAAGATGAATTCTGCGAGAGCGAGGAACTGTGCGTGCGGCAGTACCTGCGCGACGTGTTCCCGCAGTATGAGAGTATTCTCGTCAAGATTTCTTGGTAATTGAAAGGAGATAAGAGATATGGTAGCACCTAGCTTCAAGGATTTCCCCATTGTGAAAGAGCAGTATGTCAAGGGCGGCAAGTATTATGTCGATGTGAAGAATCCTAAGACTGGTACTGTCCGCTCTGTGCGTTGGTATACCGATGCAGAGTTCGCCAAGAATTATGGCAAGAAACTCGAAGATGGCGAAGATAAGGGCTGGGATGGTCTGAAGCACGCTCGTGGCTTCGATAAGGGGCCTATCCTTGTTATCCGCGGCGCTCGCTCCACCGATGAAGAGTGGCTGAAGCATTCCTGCGCTCGTTATGCTGTCGGTATTGGCTGGCACATCGTGAGCACTGATACCTTCCCTGAGGATGCTCCTAAGCATCTCAAATATCTCATTCTTGGATGGGACGAGTTCAGAAATGGCGACGATCGCCACATGAAGAAGCCGGCTGAACTAGCTGCGATCCTCGACAAGAAAGCAAAGAATAAGGAGTATATCAACATCAATGCCTAAGCATACTATCATTCTCAATCTTATTGCCGCTATTCTATGGGGCTTTAACTGTGGCATTTCTGTCGATCGGCATTATCGAGCTTGTGCGATTATCGAAGCTGGCTTTTGTATCTTCTTTGCTAGCATCGCCATTATTGGCATCACCACTATGTAAAGTAGATGCTAGCCGCAAGATAAAACTTGAAAAAATCTCAAAAATATTCTATAATATATATAGAAGTTAAGGGAAAGGAAAAACAAGGATACATTCTATTCCGCAAGAAAATGTTTGACGAACTCTTGACTTTTGAGAAATTTTTTCGTATAATAAATACATAAAATGATGAAAAGGAGAACCCTATTATGACTAACACTAAGAAGATTACCAAGCGCGAATGCTACAACGCCCTGATGACCATGGTGGACCATGTTGAGTCCGAGGGCGTTACTTTCGAAAACGAGGATATGGCCTGCGACGCTCTGCGTGAGTTTATTGCTCATGAGATCGAGCTTCTGGACAATAAGGCTGCGGCTGCTGCTAAGCGCGCTCAGGCTAAGCGTGACGAGGGCGATGCTCTCCGTGCTCGTATCCTTGATGTCATGTCCACCGAGGGCTTCATGACTATCCCTGAGATCGTCAAGGCTATCGGCGACGAAGATGTGTCTGCTCAGATGGTGACTGCTCGTCTGACCCAGTGTGTAAAGGCCGATCTGGCTGAAAAGGACAGCGTGTCCGTTGAGGTCGCTGGTAAGACGAAGAAGCTCTCTGGCTATCGTAAGCTGGGTTAATCGAATAACTCATATTGGAAAGCTCGGTCATTTGACCGAGCTTTCTTTTTAAGCAAAAGAAGAAGTAACGAGGCCCGCAAGGAAAGTCTACAATCGAGCAAATAATATAAATAATCATAAAAAGAATAATAGGAACCATAATTTACAATCCTTTCTTTTAGTTTCTATATTTATTATAACAAAATTAAATGAAACTGTCAATCTAATTGGCAATTTCATAGCTTGACAATTAAAGATTATTATGCTACTATAAATATAGAAGAAATGGAGGCTTAAACATGATTTTTAGTGTTAATTACCATTCACAATATAAACAAGAGGCTCAAGAAATTAGATGTCCTATCAATCAGTTGGGAACTATCTTTACCTTTATTAAAGACAATCCTAATAAACGATATAACATCACAATAAAGAATAGTTCTTTCTCCGCAAAAGACCGAGAGCAGATTGATTTAATTAAAACTGTTACAGATAACTATACTATTAGTTGCGGTCGGATAGATCAACTGCAGATGTTGCTTACTAAAGGCTATCATGCCTATTTAACTTTCCCCGCAACAGATTGGGAGACATTTGCAGAACTTCAAGATCTAGGCGTGTCTGATATTTATATCGACGGTCCGCTCGGTTTTCAGATGGATAAGATTGCCGCAGGTAAGAAAGAAACTAAAATCCGCGTATCTCCCACTCTATCTCCAAATAGTAGTCTAACAAGAGGAGATGCTAATGACTTCTTTATTCGCCCGGAAGACCTTAAACTTTATACCTCAATAGATGTAATTGATTTTAATGAGCCTGACAAAGATAAGGAAGATGTACTTTTTTCTATTTACAACAGAGGTACATTTAATTATAGCTTAAAAGATTTAATGGTCAACTTGCCTTATGATATTAACAATCTTCTATTCAAAGAAGATTTCGCAACTCATAGGCTTAATTGCGGACAGCGCTGTAAAGAGCCCGGCAGAACCTGTCATCTATGTTCTAATTATTTTACAGTAATTGAAGACTCTCTTAAACTAATTGAAAAATCTAATTGATTTTCTTTTTTAATTATAATATAATATTATTATAAGATAAAAGAAAAGGAGTGTTTCTAATGTCTAAGTGGTCTGAGATTCTCCCTTAGGATGCTCTATACTTGGCAACTGAGCTTGAGGCTCATGCCCAAGAAGAGCGAGATAATGGTAAGATTTTGTATCCTCCGCAGGAACAAATCTTTAGAGCATTACAGTTGACAAAACCTGAAGATGTGCGGGTTTGCCTCGTAGGACAAGATCCATACCATACCCCTGGTCAGGCTAATGGATTAGCTTTCTCGATTGCTCCAGGTAATCCTCTCCAACCTTCATTGGTAAATATCTTTAAAGAATTGGAAGAAGATGTTGGTATTAAGCGACCAGAAAGCGGTGACTTGACTAAGTGGGCAGAAAATGGAGTTTTACTTCTCAATACCTCACTTACAGTTTATGAGCATCAAGCTAATAGCTGTGTGCGATGGGGATGGGATAGATTCACTAAGTCTGTCTTGCAGACAGCCACTAAACTTCCGCAGCCCGTCGTATTCTTACTGTGGGGTTCTAATGCACAGGATTTATTGAAAGATTTGATTTCTTGTGCGGCAGTATATGAAGATGGCGGACATATTGTAAAAGAAAATCTAATTAAGAAAGCCTATGTGCTTTCCTCCCACCCAAGTCCTTTTAGTGCAACAAGACCATGTCGTGGGACGCCTGCTTTTCGAGGCAGCAAACCATTTTCAACAGCTAATAAGTTGCTAACGGACATGGGAGGGACACCGATTGACTGGAGCTTATAATCAAATTAAAGAGGAAGTCGAAGCAATTCTTGTCCATTCTCAAGACTTCCTATTCGATGTAGATGCTACAAAAATAATGGAGCAATGGGAAAAGGCAAAAGCTCCATTCATCAAGTTGTTTAAGGGCAAGACATATATCAGAAGCGCGGAACCTATTAAGGTTACTCTCTCCTCTGAGCAGCGATCCCGCAGGTTCAATGAGTTCATTTCTACTCTTGATGATAACGGTGTGTTAAGCGAGGATTTTGAGACTTTCCTTCGCGTAAACACCGATGGATTTTTCGAGAATAAAGTTGTTTTACCATATCCAACATACCATATCCCGCAAGGAGCGAAGATACTTAAGTCTTTCAAGAAGTTTCTTCCCAATCAAGAGGTAACGAGATGGGCGCAGGATACAGCATCACGATATATTCAAGAAAATAAGATTGAAGGATACCTCTATCTCTCTGTTGATCCGAGAGATTTTCTTACATTGTCGGAGAACGACTCTAACTGGTATTCTTGTCAGTC